TTACTTCTCCTGAGTAGAAAGCACACATAAGAATAGGTTCATCATCATCTGACGCTGTAAATGGAATCTTTTGAGAAGTCCATTTAGTGTACCCATCTATTCTTCTGTAGCCACCTGAAGTATCTGGTTCAAAGTTTTGTAACTCAAGGGCAGCACCAGGTGGTACCTCAAAGTTAGACTTATCTAAAATTAAGCCACCTTGTAGTGGGAATATAAAAGGAGAAAGACCAGTTGTATCAGCCATATTGCTTGTTCTCTTTTAAGAAACTGAAGGAAATACAGATGTACTTACACCTGGACCAGAAAGTACAGTTGAACGTATGTACTTAAAACGATTAACAAGATTAGTTTGCATCTGTGTAATACCGCTATTAAACCTAGACCAGTTTGCTTGGTATTGCTCTAGCTCACCTCTGTACTGGTAAGCATAAGATGTAGCACCATCTGCAATAACTGGACGGTATAACTCAGGTATGTCAGGTACATCTGATGCTTCTGACAGAGCTACTGTTGAAGCGTAATACTCAAACTTTAATGTATAAGCTTTATCTGGGTAAGGGTATAAAAGATAGTTATTATCAGGAGTACGTACAATCATTCTAGGTTCACCACCTTGAACAGTTGCATCATCTTCTTGATCTATAAATCTGTCTACATACTCTTTGTAGTCTAAAACAGAAAGACCCCCACCCTTTGATCCAAGAGTAGAGTCTTTTGTTAGTCTAAATGTTTCGTAGTCTACCGTTTTAGAACCAGTAGGTATACTGTACCGACTTGTACCTGCTTCTAAAACTTGAGAACCTGTATTATGATTAAAAGGCCAGTTAAACTCTCTATGATTAACGTAGCTAATAGCGTCATTAACAGCATTTTTACATTGAACTTGAAAGCCACGGGCGTTACTAAAAGTAGCAGTAGTTAGCCTAACCTCATTCATACGAGCCAGTACTTCGTTAGTAAGGTCTAGATAGGTATAAGCCATTAGTCACCCTTAAACATTTAATTAATAAAAAGAAGCCCCCTTTACGAGGGCTCCTTAGTAAGTTGTATTATGCGAGTAAGTCGCGGTCTACTTCAGCAGCACCTTTGTCTGAACCAATGCTGTCTACGTCCATAAGGACTGCATAAACACGGATCTTACCAGAAGTGTCTGGAGTAGTACCCAATACTAACATATCGATAGTATCGGATGTAGTGACCAAGATTGGACACGCAGTGTTTGCCAAAGTGCCGTAAGCACCAGCAGATGCACCTGTTACGGTCATACCGTCTACAAATGCGTCAACGTCACCACCTGTGATACCAAGATCGATAGTACAAGAGTTACCACCAGCAGGTGCCGAAGTAACTTCCATACCAGCTGCCATTACCATAGTGTTAGCACCTACAGTGATAGCTTGGATGATGTCGTTTGCTGCAAGGGCTGACCCTTTTGCAGTAGCAGCCGCAGCTAGGTCTATTTCTTTTTCGACCATATACGGTTTGTTATTTGGGTTGCCTCTGCCGCCAACGGCTTTAGCGAGAGTTGTTACAGTAGCCATTTAAAAAATCCTTTCAAGACATGACCAAAAGTAGGTACCCCACTCAAAGTAGAGTACCTACCATAGGTTAGGCTAAGTTGTACTTAGCAGTTACCAGTGCTTCTGGGCGAAGTATTTTCCTACCATATAGATGCATACCACGAACAATATCTGCGAATGAATCTGGATCACGGTAGGTTTCAGTCTTATTAACTTGCTCAGCAGTTGCTACAGCAGAGTCGTGACCACCAACAATAACACCATAATCTGTGTTTTGGTTAGCAGTACCAGTAGTAGCAGAGCCACCACCAACTGAAGGTAGATTATTGGATACATACACGCGGAAACCATTCCACTTGCTCATAACCAAACCGTTACGCAGAGCACCAGCATCTCCAAAGTCAGCATTCAAGAAACGGCTGTCTTCGTCCATTAGGACTTCTAGCATTACCGGGTCAATACACAGCCAACGACCATCCTTGTCAACATTCTGTTGGTCAAGTAGACGGCCCATGCGGTTAATCAACATTACAGGTGATGCATAAGCTGTTGGCAGGGCAGTAGCACCTGGCAAACGCGCAGCAACTGGAATAGAGTGATCAGCAGCAGAAGCTGTTGTAATGTTTCCAAAAGAAGATTTAATCAACTTCATAGAAGACAACAACTCGTCAGTACCAGCTGTAGAAACAGCAACAGTACCATTTACTTGATCGTTGACAGTATCAGCATCAGTATGCAAAGCAGACTGTTTGTAACCTGCCAGGTAGCCTAGAACTTCTTGGTCAAGCTGATCAGCCAAGCGGTAAGCCGCACGGTTGGTTGCGAGATCCATGAAATTGACATGACTATGGGCTTCCTCAATATCGTCGATTTTGAAAGCAAAATAGTTAGCTTTATCAATGGTTAAGGAGAAATCTTCATCATCAAGATCTTGAGCTGCGATTTGTGTACCACGCGCATAGCTTGATACAGAAATTTCAGGCTCCTTTATAATTTTCACCGTATCCCCTTGTGCGCTGATCTCACCAAAATAATCAGAGTTAGTGATGTCATTGCAGATAGCTTTCTTGCGGAATGCAAGCTGAACTTTCTTGGAATAAATGACGCTGGAAAAGTTTCCATTTGGCAGGTTTCCGTGACCTGCAGCTGCTGTAAAAGCCATTTTAGTTATCCTTCTAGATGTTTGGCTTGATAAATAAGAATCCAGTAAAGTCACACAAGGTGCTTATTTGAGTCGAGTTATGTGTGCGGATTCCAGTTAAGAGAACCTAAACAATCGGGATAAGAGGCTGACTTCTTTCGAGGGTGCTTTACAAATAACTTGCCAGCTAGTTTGCAAAGGGCCTGTACTTAATCAGGTAAGTCTTAGGGATTATTAGTGTTCAGTAGTTCACCCCAGAGGGGTTACTGTAGGGTTTTTAGGGTATCCTTAGAAAAGGGGCCGTTAAACTCCTACAGTTATACCATACTCAATCCCTTGTGTCAAGAGACTATTTGAGTAAGATGATATTATCTAGCACGTCCTGAGATATCGTATACAAACTTACCTGAGGCCATTGCTTCTTGAATATCGGCGTAGCGATCTTCAAACTCTTTATCAGTCATTTTAGATACAACTGATTCTTTAAGATATGATTTTGTTTCATCTGCTTCTACAGTTGTTCTAGTCTTTTTAGATACTGTTTTAGCTGCTTCTTTAGCTTTAGACTTTTTAGCAGAAATAGTTAAGTTATTATCTACTTTGTACAAGTCAATAACACGTATAACACTTCCTGCATCGTCTGAGTTTTCGTAGAGAGCATCACGTACCCACTTAGGTTGTTCCTCCACCCAATCGTGAAACTTATCAGAATCGCGTAGATCATCAAAGTCCTCGTGTGACTTACGTATTTCAATTTCAGCTTTAGTTCTAGTAGCTTCATACTTAGCATCATCTAGTTCTTTAAAGCGACTATCAGCTGCAGCAAACTTTTCTGCTGCTTTCTTATCTGCAATAGTTTCAATAATAGAAGCTACATCTGGATTTTCAGAAGCCCAAGACTCAATGTCTTCGTCAGACATAGGTGGTCTTACAGAACTACTTTGAGATTCTAAAGCCTCAAATCTTTCTTCCCATTCCTTTTCTTTAGAAGCCATATGCCGTCTAAGATCACCATATCTTTTCTTAAACGACTTTTCTTCAGGACTTAACTCAGTGTCTTCCTTGGGCTCTTTAGAAGAATCTTCAACTTTATCTTCAGTTTCCTGAGGCTCTTCAGTCTCTACCTCTTGTTGGTCTTCTTCTTCTTTAGAACTTTCTTGTCTCTTCATAAGGGCTTCTAGTTCTTCTTCATCTTTTTTAAGACGAGCCTGTTTAGCGGAGTAGTTGCTACCCCTAGCTATCATTGTTTCTGTAGGGGTTGTCTCTTTTACCATTTCTGTAGGCATTTTGTATTCCTTTATGTTGGGGTCAGCCGAAGCCGAGTAGCCTTAGTTGTTATGTAGGAGTAGTTGATAAGGGCCTACCTAAGGCCCAAACCTTTTTTGTAAGACTTTGCTTTAGCCTTATTACGAGGTTTTATAAATCCACCTTTATTTAAAGCACCCGTAGCTGCGTCGCCACCACCCCAGTCAGCACTTCCAAAACCAGCATTAGGAGTACCATCAGGAGTACCAGAAGGGTCTGAATCTACACTAATTCCGTCTGGTGGTGAAGATGAAGCACTTCCTGAAGGTGCAGTTCCTGAAGGTGCAGTGGGTGTATCACCAAACTCACCTTTAGGGTCAGTACCGTATCCAGCGTCTGAAGCGCTTTTTGATGATGTAGACGAGGATGGTGTAATACCAATAGCTGCAGCTAAACCAGGATCAACCTGTCCTGCTTGATAGCCTACATATCCTGCTGGACCTTGTAACCTAGAAGGACGGCTTGTAGGTCTTGTAGATGTTTTAGGTGCATTCTTAGTTGGTGTTGTATCTTTTGTACCTTTTTTATCTGTTTTACCTTTTGTACTCTTTATACCTTTTTTAGCTATGTCATCTAGAGCTTTTTTCTGTTCATCTGTTAACGTGTTATAATTTTGCACAACCTGATTAAACATTTTAATATCTTGTCTAAAAAAGTTTTTATCTAGCTTAACATTGTTTTTTACTCCAAAAGCTATAGCTGCAGCCTCTAGCTCATCAGATAACTCTGTTAAACCTATTGCTTCATAAAAGTCACTTAGAGCAACAGCTTTAGACATTTTGGCAGTATCTGAAATATGACCAATAAGACTTGTTAGACCTAAACCTACTATACCTTTTACTCCACCTGTGAGAGCCCCCAAAATACCTTTAGCTGTCTTATTATTTTTACCAGTTAAATTATTTTCAATTTCTTGCATTCTGTCTGCAATTGTTTTTTGAATACCAGTTAACTTAGAAATACTCTCATCTTCTCTTAGACCAAGTTCAATTTCAATTTGTTCCACAACTTTGTTAGGATCATCCATTTCTAAACTATCCATCCAAGCACCAGGCCTTGATGCATGTTCTGCTGCCTCCCTATCTTCTGGTCCCATTTGAGAATAGTCTGGAGTTTCTACTTCTTTTTTATCAATATCTTTGTCTTGCAACCCAAATTTAGTTGGGGTAAGATCAAGCTGATTTCCTTCCATTGAAGAAAAACCAAGATAATAATCGAAAGGATTAAAACTACTTAGATAAGTAGCAGGATCGTATGGGTCTGTATCAGTACCATCAGGCTTTTTTGTAAAATCAATTGAGTTAGCAGTAGGAAAAAGATTTGAACCAGCAGTGGAAAAAGACTTTGAAGCTACAGTTGTTAGAGGATTATAACTACCTTGAGGACCGCCAGTTACTACTTTTTTAGGGGTAAAGCTACCCTGAGGGCCACCAGGAGATGTTATAACACCTCCAGGCGCGTACCCTTTAACTTTAGGAAGAGTTCCCTTGTCGTCTTTAGTTAAAGAAATACCCTTTGCTTTAAGGATGTTACTTACAGCTGGGCTTGCAGCAGCAGCTTGAGAAACTCTATTTACAATAGCATTATAAGAATTACCTTTAGCTAAGCCACCTTCATTGTAGCCCTCAAGCATTTTTATGTCTTCTTCAAGAGTTGGTGCTTTGTTTTCTTGAGGTTCTTCAACTACTTCTTCAGAAAGGACAGGTTCTCCACCTAGACGCCCATCGTCTTCCATTTCTTGTAAGCCTTCTTTAGCTTTCTTACGTAGTTTTTCAAAGTAAGAAACACCAAAGAATTTAACAACATCAGCAGGTACAACGTATTCACCTTCCGATAATCTAGCATCAATATCATCTCTAACGTCAACTGCATTGGACCCAGGTGGTATATCATTACCAGAAACAGGATCTACTTCTAAACCGTCAGTAGCTAGACCACCTTCTTTAGCTATGTTTTCCATTAGGGCTTTACCTTTACTCTGTTACGTAAATTATTAAAAAGTTTCTGGATTTGAGTTATTAAACTTATCTCGCAGTTGTTTAAGACTTTGTAAAGCTTTTATCTCACCCTGCAGTCGGTATAACTCTAGTGCTTCATTTCTTTGCTCTAACTGTTTATAACAAAACTTAATACGATTATCTATTTCTTCACAAAAAGAATCCCAAAGAGGTTTGTCATTTGTTAGTCGTTTAATCTGCATTAATTACTTTCCTTATGAAGACCCAGTGTTTGCTGAGAAACCTTGTTCACCAGGGATAGGCGCTGAACCTGTACCCATTCCTCCAGCTGGCAAACCTCCTGTTGGAGCCTGAGGTGCTTCAGGACCTTGGGGTGCATTAGGGTCTACGGCTGGTGCTTCTGGAGGATTTTCTTCTTTAAACTTTTTAAGAATTTCGGCTTGGACAGCTGCTTCTCCAAGAGAGTTTACTAACTTGTCAGAGTCAAGATCCATTGAGTTAGCAATTTCACGTATAATATAATCCATTTTAGCGAAAGGAGCTAGAGTTGGATTTTGTACGACTTGTAAGAATTGCATTAGGCGCTGAGACCTTACTTCATTTGCCATTAAGGAAGAAGTACCTTGAGCTTTTACATCAAGATCACCTTTAATCTCTGGGTCATGGTCAAACTGCATATTAAAAGAAAAGAAAGCTTTACCGAGTGGACCTAGTAGGTAGTCATCAACATTCTTAATTACAGTACGTATAGATCCATTAGCTGCAGACATAAGCATAGAGATACCACTTGCTGTTCTACCAACACCAGAAACTCCTGTTTGACCGTGGGAAAAGCTAGGAAGTCCTGTTGACTCGTCAGCTAGTATTCTTGCTTTATCAAACATTTGCATATTTTCGTTTGATACGTTAGGAAACTTAGTTCCAAAAATGCCTTGGCCTGGTGCACCACCTTGTCTTCTAAAGACTTTTCCTGGGTACACACTAAGGTCTTGTCCAGGGACTAGGTTAGTTTCATCTACTTCAATTAAAAGATTACCAGATAAAGCTGCGTTATCTACAGCCATACGCATAAAACCATTCATTAAAGTTTGTGTATCATCCATATTTTCAGCAAGACCTACTCCAAAGAAAGAGTATGGATTTACTTCGTATGGTACTGCAAAGTAAGGAATAATTTGAGGGTTAAAGGGATTCATAACTAAACGCAAAACTTCGCCATTGCAAATCCAAGCATTTACATTCAACTGGTCAGCATCTCGTAGTTCTTTGGGTATTTCTATTTTGTATTCTTCTAGAACTTCTTTGTCTACGTAACCCCAAAACTCTAAGACTTCAAAACGTTCTGAGCGAGTTTCTTGGCTATCGTCTTCCATAGCTTGTTCCCACCACTCTTTAGAGTAGGACTCTCCGTAAGACATGGCAAGATCAATAGAATTATTTCTAAAGAAAGGTCTACGTTTTAGAGACCGCATTTGAGACCTAGACATTTTATGACGTTCTATAACGTACTCTGCTTCATCCATAGAGTTTGAATCAGGGTCTGGGTAAAAGTCCCAGATAGATACAGAGTCACACTGAGGCATTGTTTTAAAGCGAGGTTTATACGTTCCTTCCTCATCCCAGTTAGGATACTCTTTGTCAATAGCAAAAGGACCCTTCATAATACCAGTACCAAAAAGAGCACATTCAAAAGCAGCTGTTCTTAGTTTTTTAGAAGCTCCTGATTCCTCAAGCTGGTCATGTATCTTCTTTTCCATTTTCTTAGCTGCAATAGAAGCTGGATGAAAAGTAGCTTCAGTAGCAGTCTGACCTTCACCTTCTTCTATTTTGTCAGAAACAGGTTCTAGTTTAGACTTTAGAAAACCTAGTCTTTCTTGAAGATCAATAATAGTTTCACCTGGTTGTAGCTTAGTGTCTTCTGGCTTTAACTCAGGTTCTTTAACGTTTTGCATTTCTGGGTTTATATCAAAATGCACAGCTTCAGCAATGTTTTCTGGAATAGGAGTTGGATCAATAGTAATTGGAAACTTGTTATTTCCAAAAAGAACTTCTACTAATTGACCGTAAGCAGCCAGTACCTTAGTCTTTGTAACTTTTACAAAAATACGAGACTTCTCTGTACTTGTGAACATAGTATCAGGACCATAAATACCACGGTAGTTACGATAAGCTCTAACCCATCTTTCCTCGTCAGACTGTCGGCTAGTTTCAGCCTTACGAAATCTTTCAGTTATGTAAGTTACAACACCACCAACTTTATCGTCAATCGTGTCTCCTTCTTCGATATCATCTATGTAAGAAGACTCTTCTTGCTCCATGTTGCTTTCGAAGTCTTGGTCATCAATATCAAAATTATCCATAAGATTTCCTTAGTATCCAAATACTTTATCTGACGCTTGGAAGCCAGACTGTTGATTGTTTGGGTCATAATCCCATAAAGAAGAACGTGGTCTTGTCATAAGTCCGTACCTTAGAGCGTCATAGCCGTGGTCTATTGGGCTTTTTGTGTCTACGTCTTCTGGGTTGCTTTTGTCTAAAGGTAAAGACGGAAGTTCTGTTACAATGTTTCTACAAGTATTAAAGAACACTAATCTAGGTTCTTCTGTAAATTCGTCTATTTGCAACCTACGATGTAGTTCATTTTTACCAGCTACACGAGAACCTTTAGATCGGTCAGAAGGTCTCCACCTACAGCCTTTTTGAATCATCTGTTCAGCTAAAGAAGGTCCTGTGTCTCCTCGTTTGTGCCATAATGAACTGTCGAGTACACCATATCTTATCTTTTCTCCAGCCTCTATCTCATTAATAATATCAGCTAAGTCAGAAGCAGTCGTCTTGTTAATGTATAGTTCTCTATAGATAACTATTTGCTCTGAGGGAGTTACGGCGAACCACAGTACTGCTGTCATAGATCCGTAACCATAGTCACATGCTCTAAACTTAGCCCAACTGTGAGGTATGTCATAGGGCTCAACTACATGCAGTTTAGTACTAAACTCTGAAAAAGCAGCACCCTCTGATACACTCCAGTCTCCATCAAGTAATTGTCTTCGTTGGTGTTCTGGCATTGACAAAAGGTTAGCTTCGTACATGCCGTCTTCTGATAAGTAAGGATTGTTAAACAAGTTAGCAGGTATAAACCTTCTTTTAAATAAAGGTGTTCCTTCCCACTTGTGTCCTTTAGGCCACTTAATTACTTGACCAGTTTCATCTGTTGCCCAAAAGGAACGATCAGCTGGGGAAGGATCAATAAACATTTTCTTGACCCAGTGATGTCCGTATCCCCCAGGGTTTGTTGTAGCTCTCATGTAGAGAGGTAAGCCTGAAGCACTCGTAGCTCTAAGTCTACTTCGCATATAGGTCCAGGCGAAGCTACTAGGCCATTGTGTTAACTCGTCTAAACCAATCCAGTTAAAGGCTTGTCCTTGATAACGCATAACATCATCGTCGCGATCTAAGTAAGACATCCAGAGAGTAGCGCCACTTGGGGCAACCCATGTCTTATCTCTTTCCATAAACTTAATACCTGGAATAGCTCTAGGATAAAGCTGTTTAGATACTGATATAAGTTCACGAAGTTCCTCTGTACTACGTCTAACAAGTAAGGCACGAGACTGAGGATTATTAAAGTACCTAACAGGATCAGCAACCATTGCGTAGCTTTTACCACCACCAGCTGCCCCACCATACAACACTTCTTGCTCACTAGATGCTAGGAAATCTTCCTGAGGCCCTGGGTTAGGTTGGAAGATAATATCTTGTGCTTTCTTAATGTCTATCTGTTCTGGTTTAGCTCTCGCTGCAATCTTCGTTGTCTGCGTCGAGGACTCTTGTACCTGTTCCACCGATTCTATTTTCTTCAAGTTTTTTGGCTTTTTCCGAGGCTTCTTTCGAGCGCCTTTCATAGACCCTATAGGTTGTGGCTGTCCTGCGCCTAGTTTCTTCGATGTTGACACGTTTCTTTAATCCTACATGTGAGATGTATCTACCTGAGTTTTCTGACAGCCACCTAGCCACCATACGGAGACTGTATTCTGCTAAATACCTTTTAGCTTGCTCAAGCATCTCTAGCTCACTAGGTATTGGTTGCAGGATATCAAGATCGTCTGGATCCTGTTCGTATCCAAAGGGTATATGCCTTCCGATACGAACCACTGGATACCATTCTCCTTTTAATCCTCTTTTTGGGATTTTCCACGTTTGGTTTGTTTGTTCAGACCTAAACGTTGGAGCTTGTTTTCTTGCCATACTTATATCACACACACATTAGTTTGTCAATAGTGTTATAACACTTAACGTTTAGTTTGTTCTAAATCTTTTAGTCTTCTAGCTTTCTTCTTTTTATTAGCTTCCATTAACTTACGTGCTTTATCTGCACGACTTTCTGTTTTAGCTTTACTTGTAATTTTAGGAGTTTTTTTAGGTTTAATAGTACTTTTTCTAATTTTATCTTTTTCTATCTGTTGTTTAGTTTTAAATTGAATAAGTCCTCCTGGCATTGTCATAGGAAGACCTTTCTTTTTTCGTTGATCTTTAGACATATTTAACCAGTCTTTATACTTAAGATTTAATATACCGTTTTTAGGAGGAGCCTTTTTAACAGGTTTAGCTGAAGTAGAAGAAGAAGCAAACATCTTTGGTTTTTTAGCAGCCTTAGTAATAGCTTTATTGGTTCTGTTTTTTATAGTGTCTGTGCTAGTCGAACCAATAGCAGGTAATTCAGTTACTTTAATCTTTTCGTCCTTAGGCAAGCCTGGACGAGCTTTTGGTCTTAAACTTTTAGCAGGAGCTGCTGTTTTCTTTTTAATGTTAGTCGAGTAAGACTTACCTCTCCAAGGAAACTTACCTCCATCTCCTCCATAATCTTTTCTTGCTGCAGCAAAAGCCTTACCAAAACTCATCTTATCGTACTTACCAGCCATAGTCGTTATCCTTTTATACACATTATTTTAGAAGTTTTTAGATTATTACTCAAAGTCTAAGTCAGCTTCTCTACAGTCCCAAGCTTGACAAGCTTTTTCTTGACTGCACACAAAGTTAAACTTAGTACAAGCACCTTGATCGGGACTAGCTTTGATTGCTTTTAGAGTACGAGCCCGATTGTCAAAGTACTCACAGTTTGAACAAGTCTTAAGTTCTGCAATAGAAACAGGTTTATCCCAAGCTTTTGCTAGCTCTTTAGTTGAGGCACCATAAAGCCAAAACTCTTCAGCTCTTTTTCTATTTTTATCAGAAACTTCAGGTACTTTAGACCCTATCATCATTCCCATTAACATAATTTATTCCCTGTTGTAGTAACTACCATTTAACTTTGTCAGCCCAATAAGCTGCAGAGAGTTTACCCTTTTTAATATTCTTACCGTGTCTAGCTTTAAAAGAAGCACGTTTCTTTTTCATTTTAGAAGACTCACCAGACTTAGGTTTACCAGCGGTTTTAGCGCCTTGTTCCCCAAATCTTATCATTTTAATTGTAGAACCTTCTTTAGCGAGAACTACGTGAGACTTTTTAGGATGATCAGGAGTTCTTTTGGGTTTGTTGTAACCTGCAAACTTTTCACCTCTGTACTCAATAGCCATACTGATTAATCCTCTACTTCTTTTTTAGCAGGTAAAATAAAGAGAGGCTCTGCTGTAGAAACTTCTACTTTTTCTGTCTTAACAAAACCAGCACGATCCATAATATCTTTAGCAGCTGACATTCTTTCTTTAGCGCCTAGCATATCCGTGTCACCCATAACTTTGAACATTGTATAGGCTGCTTTAGTTGAGCTTTGAGCGATAAACTTACGAGTAAGAGCTGCAATCTCATCGACAAGAGAAGCAGTTACTGCAGAAGTAGCTACATTACTTGAGTATCCAGCTAGTTTTTTAGCTTGCAAAGGATCTCCCTCTGCTTCTTCAAAAAGAACAGATAAAAATAACTCTTGTTTTTCTGTTAATGTTTTCTTAGCCATTAAATCGACCTCATTGGGTTATAAAACTGTCTACCTGAAACAGATACATCAAAAGTTCCAGAGCCTTTGTAAGCTAAGACTTTGTCTCCTTCATGCAGATAAATTCTGTCTGACTCTAGTACTTTATAAGAGTCATTACCTCCTACGGAATGGTTACGAAGTAAATGGTGATAAGACGTTCCGTTTGCATGGTAAATCTGTATTGAAATATTACTAGTTGAAGAACCATTAGTACAAATTAAAAAGTCAACTTCACTGTCGTAGTTAGCTGGAACAGTGTATATTACGTTAGCACTTGCGTCGGCTGATGTAGATGTTATAGACACACTACTGAAAAAAGTACTATAAGCAGTATCTAACATTTTACATTCCTCTATTTATATTTATATATTTTATATCATTTTCTAAAAGTGCTACACGTTGTTTAATAGAGTTAATTTCACCAATAAACATTACTACACCAGAAAGATCACTCCAAACGTCTTCAATTTCTTTTGCATTAGACTGAACGTCACGTTTTAAGTTAATGTTATCTTCAATAGCCATACGGGAGCCTAGTTCATTTACAGTTTTTTCAAGACTCGCAATAGTAGAAGCTTGCTGGCTTACCCACCAGACCCCACCCGACAGCTGCATAGCCATCGCTACCACTAAAGCTATGGGTAGTTTAAGGTTTTCCATTATTTTTTACCCATAAACTGTTTAGTACCACGAATACCAACTGCTGCTAAACAAACAACGTAGACTAGGTAAGTATACCACTCAGGTAATTCAGATAACCGATCAAAACCATTCTTTACTGTTTCTTCTAAACCAGGTATAAAACAAAGAATTACTGGTATTAAAACAACAATTGTAACAATCTCGTCTTTAATAGAATTTTGTGTACCCTCTGCCATAATCCGTTCCCAGTCGGCAGTAGATGTTTCTTTTGATAAAAGTATTTTAGCTTTGCTTTCGGCTTCTACTAGCTTTAGCTTTGCAGTAGCCGCTGTTTTATCTGCTTTACCCTGTAGCCATGATCCTGCTAGGTTAGCTATTGGTCCTATTAGTGCTTGTATCATTTCTTAGCCTCCATAGCATTGAAGCCAAAGTAAGCAGCAGCAATACCACTAGCACCTATTACGTAAACAGCCGCTATGTCTGCTATAAGCTTTGCAGCGGTGTCAAAGCCCGTCACAGAGGCTAATAGTATAACTGCTGGGTACATTATCATACCAGAAAGAGCAAACCACGTCATACGCCGCTGTGCGTCCCTCTTAGCATCAGCGTCTTCCATTTGTAATCGACGATCTTCAAGCATAAGCTCTCGCTCATGTTCGTCTATTTTACCATTAGCATTTAAATCGTACTTTTCATTCATACTAAAAACCACTCTGTTAGTAGTTGCTTTGTCTTTCGCTGTAAAGGTATAGCATAAAAATAAATGTTGCTGCTCCACCTAGTAAAAGCAATCCAATTATAAGAGTATTTACACAGTTATCAATAAACTCTTGCTTTCGATAAACTAGTTCTTTTTGTCTCTTACGTTGCTCACCTTCCATCTTCACAATCTCTTCCCAAGCAGAAGGTCCGTAAGTCCAAGAGATGTGGTCTTTTAACTCTTGACGCATTTCTTTAGCTTTTTGTTTGTGAGCCCACAACTCCAAAGCATCGCTTTGAGTATCAGAAAACATTTTGTATGCTGGAGGTTTTAACGCACGTTGCTCCATATAGTCAAGATCGGACATAGCCTTAGACCACTGACCCACAGTGCCAGCCATGCCATTGATATCCCGACCCACATCGATAGCTTTTTTGATCCCCTGATAGCTGGCACCCAAGGCTGCCATTATTGTTACAGGGTCCATTTTGCTGCTTCCTATTTAGTCAATTTGTTGTATATTTTACTTTTTAGGCTAGTTTTCTTTTTAGTTTTGGGCTTTACTAAAGTAGTAGTCTTACTGTCAGGTTTATTAATTATTTTAACTATTTCACCTTCAACTAAATTATCATTATACTGAAAAGTTCCATAGGGGTCCATTTGACCTACAACATCACCCCGACTGTTTACAACCATATCAGTAGAAATGAAATAACCAGATTTATTTAACTCTTTTTCAAACTTTTTAAAAGAATCCATTACTTATACTTTCTTTGATTAGCAGGGTTAGAAGCACCGCACCTAGCTAAACCACCTTTACTAGCTCTAAATGGTTTTACTTTTTTAGAGATTTTATTAGGTTGAGCTACAAATTGTTTACCAGCAGATTTTCCTTTTCTTTTAGCTTTTGTTGTAGCTGCATACTCAGAAGAACTTAAAGATTCAATAGCTTTCTTAGGAAGGTACCTTTCTCCAGTAGCCTTCGGGCCTTGAGTAGACGGTTTACCACTCTTGGTAGTCCACTCTTGCTTACCCCAGTCCTTTAAACTCTTCTGAGATTTCTTTAAGGTCATCAGGCTTTTCTAACACCTGTGTTGAGGGTACCAGTACTTTTTACCATACCACCAACATTGTAAGTCATAACCTTACCACCCTTAGCATAACCTTTTTTCTTCATCATGCCGCCTTTATTCATCTTGCCTTTACCATCCATAGCGTAGGCAGGAATCATTTCACCTGTCATAGGATTTTTCTTCATAGGCATACCGCCTTTAGCATAGCCCTTTTTCTTCATCATGCCACCTTTAGCATAACCTTTTTTCTTCATTCTCATTAGTCTGTCTCCTGATAAAGATTATTAAAAACTCTTTGAGTATCCCAAACATAGTCTACATCTTCTTTAGAATTAAACGTATGTTGGTTTGGTTTAAAGTCAGGAGCACCTTCACCTGTTTCAAACCAAGCGGGGTGAGTAACTCGTACTCGGTTATTAGGCAATGCAACCATATTGCCTGTGTATTCACCTGCGTCTAACAACTCCAGTACATGAGACTGTTTGTGTTGTGCAGGATCGTCAGCTACTTCACTGTCTGTGTAGTCTACAGTAAAGTAATACTTAGCGGGGTAAAACTGCCCATCTACTTTAGCTATCCAAGGCGCTGGGCTTGCTCGTTCTATTTTGTACACTGAGTGCCAGTGCGACATACAATCCCAAGGCTGGGCTAGGTAGGGCGGCAACTCTTTAGGCCACTCTTCGTACAGGGTGTCAGCTACTAAGGCTGTCAAAGGCATTCTAGCCCACATTGCTCCACCATGAACATTAGAGTCACCCTCATGGTCAGACTCACATCCAGTAAATATTACTTGGAAGCTAAGCGTTCTATTGGGCATTGTAGTTACAGCTACAACTAAGCAGTGTAAAAACTCACCGTGGTACTCTTCCATATTCTTAGTGTATTCACGTCTTACCCATGCTTTAAAGTGGGGTATGTTACTTTGTAGGTAGGGCATCTACGTGTAGCCCCCACCTTTTGCTTTATAGCGTTTAGCAAGCATCTGTGCTTTACGCGCTGACCACTGCCCAGGGCTACCACCTTTTCCACCAGCTTTAATAGAGTTAAACAAGTTTTTACGCATAGTTGGGTTTGTGTAGTTGTTTGCTTTATTAACTGTACTGGTTGAACCACCTTTACTAAATTTAACTTGAGTTGGTGGGTTAGATGCTCCTAAGTTCTTAGCGTACTTCTTAGGATCTTCTTTACGAGAAAAACTACGGTTAGTGCTCTTAGGTTTAGCCATTAGGTTAGCAGTAGAGTTATCGGTTGGATTACGGTTCTTGTGATCAACATCTTTACCATCTCCTTTTGAAACTACACCTTTATCTTCAAGTTTGCGTCTTGCAGCCTTACGAGAAGCATTAGCTGTTTTATTGGACTTGACAGACTTTAACTGTAGGTCACGCTCACGTTTATAGTTTCTTTTATAGTTAGGAGAAGAAGCCATACTATTTCTTCTTTTTGTAGTCTTTTGGAGACTTCGTCATTTCAGCTCTTGGGCTTTTGTCTACAGTCTTAGAAGAAGTTGATTTTTTAAGTTTTGTCTTAGGTTGTTCCCAACTTTTAAAGAATTTTTTATGACGTTCTTCTGCTCTTTGTTCATCTCTTTCCATTTCCTTTAGAAGTTTCTGGAGACTTTTCTTTCTTATTCTTTCTTTTTCATTAACCATCCTAAGAGTATTGCTAATAATTTTAGGCCGTGGAGATGTTAAAGGTGCATTTTTAGAAGGTCTTGCCTTAGGTCTTGAAGATGTTTTAGGTGCATTCTTAGTGGCTTTGTTTTTAGAGGGTCTTGGTTTAGGCCGTGGAGATTCTTTAGGAGCAGATACTGTAGGCTTTGATCTTTCTTCTTTTAGTTTTGTATTCAACTTAGAACCAGCAACTGTTCCTACCCCACCTGCTGCAACTGTACCTGCTCCAACACCTTTTCTAAGGGTAGAACGAGAGTTACGATTTTTTGCTTGAACAGGTTTTATTTTCTTCTGCCCTGCATTAGGCTTTGTAACCATATCCTTCGCATGTTTTTTGCCTTCAGCAATAGCTTTTTTTGTATACTTTTTTGCTGCAGCCTTTAGACCATTTTTTGCAATAAACCGAGCTACTGTAGCTCCTGCAGCGTAGATTAGGGGTAAAGCCATTTGTTTAGTCCTCAAAAATACAATAAGATGTGATAAGTGTTCCAGTTAGTAGTTTAAGGTTTAAAGGTATAGAAGCAGGATTTGAAAACCAACATCCAAAGCATTTATTGCATGGATTACTTTTGTCAAACCAGCATCCCATTAAACAAGACCACCTTTAATAATAAACCCTACAATACCAGCAACAAAGCTACCCCCAATAATAAAGAGTAGCCTAGTCATATTAGCATTCATGCTGTCTTGCCCAGCGCGTAGGTACGACAAATGGGCCTTTAACTCAATCAATTCTTTTTCTAAACGATGCTGGTCAGTTACACCAACCATCTGCCTGTCAGATATCTTAGTTACATCTGTTCTTAACAGATCGATATCTTCTTTAACTGATTCAAAATCTGACATACGAATTTCCTTGAGTATATCTACCATAACTTAACTAGTCTTTTTAAGCCATCTGTATATTTTATTAGTTTGATTTCTTCGATCATCTAGACCGTGGTAGCCGCCGTTTACTCTCTTCGTAATCAACTTGATTGTATCATCACTAACACCTTTGTCAGCAATACTAAATAAGTTATTTTTATTAAAAAACCACTGAGCTGTTTCAAAAGCGTACTGTTCCTCTACAAGACTAGGATCAGTTAGTACTTGATGTAGCCCCATGTCAGAAGCAAAAGCTTTATAGTTGTTATGCCCAGTAAGCTGCAAGAACCCACGCCCAATGTACAGGCTGGCTTGCTCTTCAGTCTCATTGCCCATACGTCCAGCATAGACCTTACCAGCGAGACCTGATGGGTTCTTAGCGTAGGGTACAGCACTCTCAACAGTTGGGAAACGAGAGGGCCATACAGCCTGGATCCTTTCAGGCGTAGAGTAGTACAAGCTTTCTTTTGTTCTCTTAAAGCCAGCACTTTCGTGGGACGCTTGGCCCATTAAATGAGCACCACGTTCCGGAGATAGATTGTAATGTTTAGCAATAGCTCTAGCTGTATTCGGTCCAAATGAACCATCAGCGCCAACTCCAACTTTCTCTTGGAGATTTTTCATTGCTTGGCTCATTTGTTATTCCCAATCTCTTACTCTATTTGGATCTTTAACATCAGAAGATGATAACATACCTTCTAGGTACATACATCGTTCCATCTTGTCGAGAGACACCCAGTTACCCGTATCATTATAGTACTTTTCTCTAACGTAAAACACGTCGCTTCGTGGGATGTGTATTGTTCGTATTTCTTGAATGTCGTCATTGGCTAATGCTTTAAAGAAATCTCTTAGAATATCGTCTGAATCAAAGAGATTATCACGGCTTAGCCTAGTGTTGACTTCGTATGGTTGTTCCATAAGGTTCTTCTTGTTAATGTCCACAGTTATACCACAGGGTAACTGTCAAGTCAAGGGATAAAGTGGAGAGGTTCTAAAAAAGTTACTTTTTCAAGAGTACGGCAAAAAGAAGATCTAAAGAATCTGAAGGTAACTATAAGTATATACTTAAAGTATTACTTTATTAACTATTATTTATTATTATTAATAATAATTACTCTTGATATACTTTAAGTATATACTCTAAGTATAGTTATAGCACCTTTGAGCCGCGATGTCAATCCTAAATATCTATCTTTTGTGTTATTTAGTGTCTTGACTAAAGAGTTGAAGGTGTTTTAGTTGAACTCTAAGTCTATTATACACCATGTTACTTAACGTGTCAAGGCTTTTCTTAGGTTTTAAGTAAGTTTTAGTAGGTTTACATATAAAATAAAGTGGTTTACAGTTTGAAAATACTCCCCGCTGTCATTGTGGGTACATATAACGCCCCGAGGTGGGCTGGCCCCTCTAGCGCTGCCTGTAATACGTCAGGTATACTTACCTATTTTCTGTGACATTTTTATCACACTACTATGCTATGAGAATACACTCAGTTTTTAGGTCAGTGTTGTTGACATATTAATTTTGTGTACAATTTTAGTTCAACGTTGAACCATATTTAATTCAAAATGAAACTATAATTTAGTTTAACGTTAAACCTTTTTACAATAGGTCACCACCCCTTACCTATCGGTCTACAATAGGTAAACACTATTGACCTAATTCTATTCTACAAACAAAACAGGAACGAATAGAGAACAAAACGAGAACCACGCCTCAGACCTTCTATTTGCCCCTTAGAATGCATCTTTAACCTTTTAGGTACCTTACCACCCTAGAAAACAGTTTCACCAAACGTACACCTTTTGTTCTACTTTTGTTCTCATTTCTTGGGATACTGAAATATACTTTCGTATTTCCCGAAACTAAACTATTTTCTATTTATTCTTTTATTCTTTTGTACTACGCGCACCCGCGCCTTTTCATTATATAAATATTGCTACTATGCCAAAAGCCTAAAAGTTTACTGTAAACTGTTGATTTTAAAGCATAATCAAAATTAATTACATTTATTTACATTATTTTATTCAACGTTTTCAAACACTTAGAAAACTAATTATATAACCTATTGATTTTAAACGATTACTTTTTATTGTGGTTTGTTTTTCCCTATGCCATAACTAATTCATCGAAAGACGGAAACGAAAGGAAAACAAAGTGGAGTTGGATGCTCCTAGGATCTAAATTAAATATCCTTGACTAGTACCTACGTGATTTAGTGCGACGGATTTTACGGCATAGCCTCAATCTGACACTTTATCAAGGCGATACAGCTTGTAGGTGGTTTCTAGCAATGTGATTTTAAGGTGGCTTCACTGGTATCATGCCCAAACCATGTGTTAAGGGTTGGTGTTCGTTCATTATTAAAATCAAAAGTGGTTGATTGCCAGTAGTCTCTTTTAAAATGGGGATTGGTATCGGACTTCACTGATGGATAGACTGTTGCAGCATTCGGGTGAAGGTAGAGAAAGCGAAAGACCACAATCATTTTCATATATAAGCATATCATTATGGTGTGTTTTTATTAGAAAATGAAAAGGATAATAACATGACAAACAATATCAAAACAATTGAAGATAAGTTCGTAAATGCTATGGGTTCAGGTGTTGCCGCAAGTGGGCACCTCTTAACTCTTATGGTGAATACCGCACAGTCTGAAGATGGCCGTAATCTTGCAAGTGCTATTGCTCGTTTAAATAAAAAGCAGGACAAGCAAGGATCAAACGCGGTTCGTCAAGTGATTGCATCTGTTTTTGTGGGTGCTAAAATTAAGAAAGCTAAGGATAACAAAACAATTTTGCTATCATTAAAGGATGCTAATCTTAATCAAGAGGCCATGCAACGCCTTTCGGATGGTGTTAAAAAGGGTCTGTCTCTCCGTTCAACTCTAGCTAAAACTGTAAAAGGTGAGACCGCCAAACCAAAGGAAGTAACTGCTAGCTCAATTGCTGTACCAGCTGCGAAAAAAGCTGTAAAAGCCAATATAAAGAAAGCTCAATATATGGCAACAATGGAAGCTGCATTCGATGCTGAAATGAAAGAAAGACTTGCGAAATAACAGTTGGTTTATTTGGGCGCACTTTGTACGCTATAGGTGCGTCCTGATGAATTAAACTGGAAGGATATTAAAATGTTTATAAGTGAAATAAGAATAAGCCATATGTATGAGGCTCTCGAAATAGCTTCTGAAAATGGTGTGGTTGATATCATAGGTCTTCACACTGTGAAAAGAGAGGATAACGTTACAAACAACGATGGTGATATGTATCAAGAAAACTATATTGACCGTGTTGACGTTTATCATGTCTCTGGAAGGATGTATGACGAACAAGACTTTGCCGTGTTTTATGTGGACACAATAAGTGGTACTTTCTTTAAAATGCCAGATTAAACCTTTGAAAGGGTAAAACAAAATGTATGAAATATTGCGTGTAAAAAATGAAAACAATACCACTGTTTACCATATAGTAGAAGATGGCTGCATTCAAGAGTTTTGGACATATAAAGAGGCAAAAGAATACCTAGATGCTGTTAATAAACACTTTGACGCGCATGTACAGCACTTGCTGGCAAAGTTTGAATGATGGTTGACTTATTGGGTACATCTGAAAAGGTGTACCTAGATAAATTAACTGACCTTGAAAGGGCATGATAAAATGTATGTGATAAATGTAGCTAAAAGGTATCGGCGTAGCTGGGACAACAAAGAAGATTTATATTCTTTTTATTTTAGGGTTGAGACTGGTATGATTGATGTATCGGGTACAACTCCACATGGTTCCACTTTACTTGACTTGGTTGAGGAAATGAGAGACAACTATCCTTCACCGCGTTACAATGTAAGTGTTTCAAAAGTGATTTCATACAAGGAAGATGTAAATATTTAAAGGAAGGATAAGACAATGAAAACAGAATTGTACGTAGTGGTAGTTTTACCGCCTGATGATGAACCTTATGTATGGTCCGACAACACTTGCTCAGGTGAAGCTTATTGCTCTGCTTCAGAAGCATTCCATGAGACAGGGTGTAGAGCCGTAGTCAAAACAGTCCTATTGCATAGCCATGATAAGGAGTCGGTATAAATTGACAAGGCACACGCTGCCATACTATCAACATTAAACGGCACCAGTTGTGTCGAACCACAATGAGAGGATATTTCAAATGTATAAAAGAGACTGTATCGCAATTGCAGAACACGCTGCAGCAAGTCCAGAAGGCTTAATAGATGTTATTGAGTTTACCTTGTGTACAATACAAGCAGGGTTAAGCACTGTCAAAAATCAACGTCTAGACATCAGAGACAACGGCCTAAGAAGTAAGTATCTGTGGGGTAAGAAGTCTGACGGTATGGCCTATGTGCAGACTAACATAGGTTTCTTGTGGCCTAAGCTTATGCAGCTCAAAGAGAGAGCGTGTTGTGGCTTTGAGGAGTTTGAGTATCTTGAAAAGTACTTAGACAATGGGACAAGCTTAGGTGATGCTGACGTAATAACAGAGGGTATCATGTTACTTATGAAAGTGCCTAACCTTGGAATGGTTAAAGCTGCTTTTGTGATGCAGATGTTAGGCTTTGATGTAGCGTGTATTGATAGCCACAACCTAACTAGGCTTGGTATGTCAGCTAATGCTGTGAAGATAGGTGCCAAACTCAAAACAGAGACTAAGTACAAGAAGATACGTGACTACGTTCTAATGACACAAGAGAGAGGAACAGAGTTTTGGTGGAATACATGGTGCGAATACGTAGCAGGTAACAGAGCTAACAAGCTATTAGACACAGGTGATGTTGTGTCACGCTTTCATGTAGAATGTGTAATGGAGTTGAAATAATGGAAAAGTCTGGGTAATGGAAAGATATGATAGTAAGGAGCGTCTATTAGTCTTAGCTGAACAGTATGAGCTCACACCTGACGAACTCTTAGATACTTTAGGGTTTGCAGATATAGGTGTTCCAGGAATTTGTATTAATAATACTTGCCCTGATTGGAGTGATGACAAGGTGTCATGGCATGGGTACAGTTATTGTAATTGGTGCGGCACTAATACTGTTGTGTCATGTGTAACTTTAGCAAACGAAACAAAAGGATAATACTATGTTTACAGATAAACAATTAACTATGTTAGAAGAAGTCCTAGAATTTTATGGACCTAGAACACGCTCTAAGCACGGTTACAACGACTGGGGTAACTTGCTTGCAAAGGTAAGGAAAAGTAAAGGTGTTAAGGTAGTAACACTAGGTCAAGCATCTAAGATGACTGGTGTATCTAAGCCTACAATATCTAAAGCTGTTATGGATCGGCGTGTGTTTGGTAAGAAGGTAGATGGTGTGTTTCAGATTGAGGTACCAGCCCTCTTGAGTGTATACCCTGCAAAACCAGCAACAGAAACAAAGGGAAAAGCAAAGGTTATACACCAAGATGACTCTATACTAGTAACGATAAGGATTGAAAAATGAGAGAGACTAATTTATTAGTATCAGCCGATGTAGAAATGATGGCGTGTGATGGAGAGGTAACAGGCTTCTACGTAGAAAATATCCCATGCATTTGGGTGTGGGACTTATCGTCACGAGAATCTGCGGAGTATTGGGCGGTGTGTGACTACGTAAACAGCAAGTACAAGTACGACTGGTTCTCAGTAAAGAGCTGGTCTGGAAGCCCTATAAAAAAGGAGAAATGAGCTATGTATTCTGCCCTAACAACAACCTGTTATTTACTATGCGGATTAAGCCTAGTTGTACTAGCTTCAATCGCGCACTCAATTGAGATTGACAACTATGCACACTGGGTGTTACTACTTGTTGCACTAGTGTGCTTCACTAAAGCTACTATAACATACAACAACTAATTGGAGAAATAATATGTCTTTTATCTATGTAACTAAAGTTATGTCCGACGACAGCATGATGGCATCCACTACTACTAAGGATTTACGTCGAGCCGTAGTTTGGGCCTCAAAGAATACGATGGAAGGTGATACGGTTATTATCAAAGAGGGCTATGTGTGTGCAGATCAAGGTATTGATGAGGCCAACACAATACTCAACTATGTGGTATAAGTGTCACACATAAATAAAGTATATGTACAATATCTCCTACTTTACTACTTTAGACTTGACGAACTAAATGTATACCCTTAAAATAACCTTAGGTTTACTTAAAGTTTTATTAATGTTTATGAGTAAAGTAGGAATAGAGTATATACTTAAAGTATAAGAAAGGATAATACAAATGCCTAATCACTGTGATCAACAAGTTAATATTAGTGGGCCTTGGGCTATGGTGCAGGAGCTATATTTTAATTTAAGCAGAGGACATGATGCCAGGTTTTGTGATGCCGTAACACCAATGCCACTGACTAAGGTAGCTGATGCGTACAACTGGCGTTGGGATAACTGGGGTACAAAGTGGGACGTTTGTGATGTATACCTTGCGTCTGATTTAACTTGGTATGAAGACGAATCAACAGGAGACTTTGACTTCACTTGTTGGACAGCATGGGGTCCACCTGTACCTATCTGGGATAAGCTATTTGGTCTAGGTGTAAAAGTCCACGCTTATTACCAAGACGAAGGTTGTATGTTTGAAGGTAAGTACATAGATGGAAGGAACACATCTTGGGATCCATCAGAAATAGACATAGATACTTTAGACAGACTAAGAGATGAGGATGATTTCGTTAGTTGTTTGTGTAGAAGTTATTCACACCAAATTTAAGCAGGAGTTCAGATAATGAGTAAAAAGGAATCAGTACTAGTTGGCGTTCTTATGGGCGCTTCAATCTCAGCCGCAATATTTGGCCCAATCATGTTAGGAATTATATAATGAAACTTAAAAACAAAACACAAATTACTGAGAAAGAGCTTGTCACAATCCTACAGTTTCACAACGCAGTAAAAGAAATACTAGAAAGTCTTTCGGAATCATTTACGTGCACTCTGGATGAAGCATCAAAGCTTCAATCACTAAAATACGAAGTACAAGGCATTTTTGAATTTGCCCCTAAGAGGGGTGATCAAGGCCCTGAGTTCTGGAGAGACTACGTACTTAAAACAGATAAGGATGCGTACTTCACTGAGTACAGACTAGAACAAATGAAAGAAAATGATATTAGTTGAAACTAATATACAGAGGTGGTACAATGGGTTTCAAAGAACGTGAAGACTTTACAGAAGATGAGTATGTTGAAATGCTGTACTACTACCAAGAGTTTCTAAAGAGCGAGGGTTATACCTTCGAAGACTTTGAGAAGTTTTTGGTAGACGGTGGCTACGGCAAACCAATTACACGTCACTAAACCACTACTATGACAAAGCAAATCTTTTTCAGTTTGTCATAGATAACATTGATAGACTATAACAGTCTCCTTAGCTCAACTGGATAGAGCAACTGCCTTCTAAGCAGTAGGTTACAGGTTCGAGTCCTGTAGGGGACACCAAAAACAGAAAGAAAGACAATGATAACAATCTTTGCTTTAGCAGCCGTGATTACCTTTAGTTTATACTTATGGGTGACTTTACTTCAAACGCAGACATTAGTTGAGGAGTTAGACGACGTTCTAGTTGAACTATCTGAGTCCCATAATTCACTTGTTCTAAAAATAACAGAGGCACTTAGTAATGACTAACACAACATCAAATGCACCCAAAATGAGCCGTAGACACTACCAGTTTATAGCTGACAATATCAGCCCTCTCTTGGACTGGCCTTCTGGCCTACAGGACATGGCTGACATATTATCCAGTACTAACGACAATTTTGACAGAGATATCTTTCTCAAACGTGCAACAGCGGCATGGGAGGCCAATCAGTAATGTTCTTTTTATTAATATGGTTCCAAGTCTTACCCGATCAAGGTGTTAGGTACCATCACTTAGGTACCTTTGAGAATAATACTATTTGCATGGCAGAACTAAAACATGCATCCGTTATGGTTAATGACTCAACAGAAACAATAGAGTGTATTGGAGTTAAAACATATGGCAAAGATTGAAGTAACATACATTGACCACATGGGGTCAGACCTTACTGTAGCCAACGCTGCCCGTGTTTCATTTGGTAAAAAAAGTGAACTAGACACGTCTGATGTTTGGGGTCCACCAACTCTAAAAGAAAAGGATGCCAAGTTAATTAATTATTTAGCAGACCATGATCACATCAGTCCGTTTGGTCATTGCTTCGCCAGTTTTCATGTGAAGGCCCCTATCTTTGTGGCACGACAGCTAGTGAAGCATAAGTTTCTACGTTGGAATGAGATCAGTCGTCGTTACGTAGATGATGAGCCTGAGTTCTATGTACCTGAGGTATGGCGTGGACGTGCTGAGAATGTTAAGCAAGGCAGTGCAGGTGAAGTTAAGCTACCCTACCTAGTACCTCACGAGTTCAATAGGTCTGCCCTGTATGAGTACGAAACTTTGCTTGAAGCTGGAGTAGCGCCTGAGCAAGCTCGTATGGTTCTACCACAGTCAACCATGACTGAGTGGTACTGGTCAGGTAGTCTTGATGCCTTTGCTGATATGTGTGACCTTAGATGTACCACTAACACACAAACTGAGACACGAGAAGTAGCACAGCGTATTAACTCAGAGATGGAGCTCTTGTTCCCTGTATCTTGGGTATCTTTGATGGGTTCTTTGGAATGGATCGGGTAGTGCATCAACACAGGACAAATAATGTTTACAATAGAAACTGAACATGACTACACATCAATTATAACTCTTGATGAAAAGGGTCACTTCGAGGACGTTGAAATAATACTAGATGAAAGAGCTGTGTATCTGAGCCAACTTTTGCCTGATTCAAACAGAGCACAAGTTCTTGAAATAAGTTATCAACAGTTGAAAGATATTTTAGTTGCTATGGACCTACCAGATGGAGTATACTACCAAAAAGAAAAAAGGAGAGATGTATGAGTAATAACAAAAGTAACATACCTTGCCCCTATGAAGCGTGTGGATCCTCTGACGCTTTTAGCTGGGAAATAGATCGTCAGGTTGGCTTATGTCACAGCTGCGGTCTATCTTATCCAGGCGAGGGCATGAGCCGTATGCAGGTATTCGATTGGGCTAAGCAGGACTATCCACTGAAAGACTATACACCAGAAGAAAGAGAGAAACCAGTGATACAACGTGAAATAAAGTCAGGAACCTACGAAGGGATACGAGGTATTGATCCTGACGTTTGTGAGATGTACGGCATTCAGCTGCAACTAGATGCTGACAACAAACCAGTTCGCTATGCCTTCAAATGGAAAAACAATGTAAAGTATCGCGGCTACGATGAAAAGAAGTTTTGGTTGAAGGATCGCGGTGGTCTAGACGATCTGTTTGGGCCAGAGTTTAACTCAGGTAGCTCCAACAGACTCTACATAACTGAAGGTGAGTTTGACAGTGCCAGCCTATTTCAAATACTAGGCAAGTCTTTCCCTGTTAAGTCTCTACCTAGTGCTACTGTATCAGAGAGGTTTATCAAGAAGAACTACGAGTACTTGAACTCATTCAAAGAAATTGTGTATGCTGGTGAGCAAGACACTGCAGGTAAAGCAGCAGCAGAAAAACTATATGAGATATTTCCTGACAAGTTTTACTACGTCGCTATGTCCAAACATAAAGATGCCAATGAGTTCTTAATGGCAGGTGATAGTGATGCTCTTATGTGGGCAGCGCGTAAGCCGCAGAGGTTTAGCCCAGATAACTTTTACATGGGTGATGACGACATTCAAGAAACCATCCTTAGAGAAAACCCATACTCATATGTACCTACAGGTCACAGCGGTCTCGACAATAAGATAAGGGGTCTAGTCAAAGGTGGTCTTACCTTTGTAAAAGCTCCTAGAGGCGGTGGTAAAACAGAGATGGTTCGTTTCTTTGAGTGTGGTCTTCTGCAAGACCCTGACGTTAAGATTGGGCTAATGCACATGGAAGAGATGCGCTCGACTACTTATCGGGCTATGGCTACCTACGGTCTTAAAAAGAATGTACGTACAAAAGAGGATGCAGCAGCATCTAACGTTTCAGAGGATGCCGTCATTGCTGCCGCACAGAAAATGGCAGATGACCGTACAGTTGTCTTTGAACTAAGATCACATGATGATCCTATGAAACTACTAGACTATGTTCGCATGGCTGCTACAGTGTACGGTGTTGACTATGTATTCATCGATCACGTACAACGACTTGCTTACTTATCTCAAGGTGGCGCTGATGGTGCTACTTCTCTTCTGACAGCTATTGGGTCACGTATGGCTCAGTTGGCTAAGGAACTAGACATAGGTGTAATCTTTATCTCACAAGTCAATGATGATGGGCGCACAAAGTATGCAGGTTCTCTTGAGGAAGAAGCTATCATATGTCTTAAACTAGAACGTGACGTAGAGAGTGATAGTGAAGACGATAGAAATACTACAACCTTTATCGTAGATAAAAACAGACCTTTCAGTAAGTTGGGCAACGCTGGTTCTATCTACTACGATCCACAAACAACTGTACTAGAGGAGGTTGCCTTCGATGTGTAATGACTACGATGATGATGACTTCGAACTTAATACTCCTACAATAGAGAGTGATTGGATTGAGCTAGGGTCTTCTGAGATGGACATATATGACTTTGACGATAAGTTAGAAATTTACTTGTCTGAAATTGATACTCAGATTAAGAAAACTCAAGATGAACTTGTCCAAGCCTTGACTAATAAAGAGGATCCTGATAGAATAGAAAGGTTAGAGGATGAGTTATCACTGCTTATCATTGACTATCAACGCTTTGAAGTATAGGGAACATAATGCGATTAGCTTTCTGCGATATAGAAACAAATGCTCTTGAGCACCCCGACAAGTGTTGGTTAGTGGGTGGAAAGATGCTAGACACAGGAGAGGTGTTTAAGTTTGAGAATATACATGAAGATCCTGTAGCGCGAAAAGAAGCTACGGAATGGCACCTATCCCTGGACAAGATGGTAGGTCACAACTTCATACAATACGATTTACCTCTTCTAAATAAGTTCTTAGACGCTAGACTAGACCCACACAAGGTACTGGATACTCTAATAATATCTAGAACAGTTGACTATGATATACCACCACCTGTAGGTGGTAAGGGTCCACACAGTCTCAAGAGTTGGGGATTACGTCTAGGAGTACACAAGGGAGACTACACTGACTTTGAAAACTTTAACAATGAAATGGTTGAGTACTGGTACGGAGACCTAGACACTACTGAGGCTTTGTTCAAGCACTTCTCAGACGTGATCTACGATCCTCAATGGGCTAAAGCTCTAAGAGCTGAACACGATCTACAAATTGAATTAGTTCGCACTAAGTTTCATGGCTTTAGCTTTAATTACCAGATGGCTCAAGGTCTTCTTGACAGTATTATAAAGGAGAAGAGTGCACTAGAAGACCAATTCCAAAAAGACTTTCCACCTAAACTACAGAAAGTTCACACACTCAAGTATAAGGAGAAAAATGATGGTGAGCCTTACTCAAAGGTACTTGAAGCAAAAGAAAAGTATGTTGCAACAAGTAGACTGGGTGATGACTTACTTTGTTATGACTTCGTTTCGTTTAACCCAGGTGCTTCCAAGGATAGAGTTGATGCTCTTTGGGATGCAGGTTGGGCTCCTTTTGATCGCACAAAAACTCACCTAAAGTTTCTTAGACTAAAAGTTGGAGATCCATACGGCAAGAAAACAGTAAAGATGGATCAAGAGTTCTACGACACTAAGTTGAAGAACCTAGAGAGATATGGTTATACTGTGTCGGAGGACAACCTAAACACTTTACCTGCAGATGCACCGTCAGGTGCAACTGGACTAGCTCAATGGCTAACACTAGAGGGTAGAAGAAGTTCTCTTGTGGAGTGGATAAACCAAGTCTGTAGCGATGGGCGTATCCACGGTACCATCAACAACATAGGAGCATGGACAGGTAGATGTGCACACAATGCGCCTAACACAGCTAACATACCATCAGCATTTCACGGTACTCCAAATACAGCAGTTCAAAAAGTAAAGTCTAAGTATGATCACCATCTACGTACTTGTTGGGATGTTCCTGATGGCAGCTACCTTGTTGGCTGTGATGCAGATGGTATTCAACTTAGGGTTCTTGCTGACTATCTTTGGCGTCACTTTGATGCTGAGATGTATGCTAAGGCTATCATGGAAGGTAAGAAAGAGGATGAAACCGATATACACAACATGAACAAGAAAGCTTTAGCTGTACCTAACGGCACTAGAGACATGGCTAAAACCTTTATATATGCTTGGCTGCTAGGTGCTGGCGTTGCAAAGACTGCAAGTATCCTTGGTGTAAATCAAAAGGAAGCAGCTGATGCTCGTACTAGATTTGAGCAAAGTATTGATGGACTAGCCGCACTCAAACGAAGAATGATACCGTACATAGCAGAGAAAGGATTCTTCAAGGGTTACGATGGTAGACTAGTCAAAGTACCTAATGAACACAAGACACTAGCGGGTATCTTACAGTCTGGCGAGTCTGTTCTTATGAAACATACTCTAATCAATTTTCACAAGAAGGCAAGAGATCAGAGTATTGACTTCAAGATGGTAGGGTTCATTCACGATGAGTACCAGATTGAAGTGAAGGGTAGTTATGAGGATGCTAAACTTATGGGCGAACTTGTAGCTACAACTATGGCTGAAACAGGTGTTGACTTGGGGTTTAAGATTCCCACACCAGGTTCTTATGATATAGGTAAAAACTGGCTTGACACACACTAGTTTGTGTGTTAAACTTATAGACATAATTCAAATAGCTATAAGGAGAAAAGTATGGCTACTAAAACTATTGAACTTCACGGCATCCTTGAATGGGCAAAGCTCTTTGAGGGTAACAGAGATAATGGAGAATACGATGTAGAGACAGACGGTGCAACAACAGTTGATATCATCATGGATGCTGACGCACTCAAAGTTATGAAGGAAGCTGGTGTACGTAAACAAGAAAAACCAGACCTTGAGGGCAGAGGTGCACGAGTTAAGTTCAAGAGACCTTGGAAGGATAAGTTTGACAGGACATGGGCAGCAGGACCACCTAAAGTCTATGCACCTGACGGATCTCCTTGGACTCCAGAGGATGGTCTAATTGGTAATGGTTCTATTGGAGTTGTTTACGTAGACGTGTACGACACAAAGATGGGAAAGGGATCACGTTTAGCAGGAGTACAGGTTATTGATCATGTATCTTTTGAGGGTGATTCAGATCGTGGATCTGGGTTATCTCCTAAAGACTACACTCAAACTCAGGTAGCTCCAGAACCTGCAGCCCCTACGAAAGAGTCACCAGGTGACATACCTTTCTAGCACCAAGCAGTACGGGTAGGAGCGTTAAATATCCTCGCGGAGGGCCAACGGTTAGCCCTCCTTTTTTATATGATATAGGAGAATAGTATGACAAAGACTATTGATACTCTAGTAGAGGACATGGAGCAAGTTCTGTATGGCCTCAAAGGGTGGGACAAAGCTCTCAGTCAAGTTATCGGTGATAACATTGCAAGTATGGCTATGTCTCGATTTAAAGAACCACAAAAAGTACGTAATTACCTTTCAATGTCGTCCATTGGATCTCCATGTAAGCGTAAGCTATGGTATAAGGTTAATCAAAGTAAATTAGCAGAACCACTACAATCAAACGCCCTGCTCAAGTTTTTCTACGGTGATATGATAGAAGAGCTTGCTTTAGGTATTGCACAGCAAGCAGGTCATAAAGTTGAAGGTCAGCAAGACCGAATGTCTGCCCACGGTATCAAGGGTAGCCGCGACTGCGTTATTGATGGTATAACTGTTGACGTTAAGTCTGCTTCTCCTTATTCCTTTAAGAAGTTTAAAGAGGGTAACTTACGCGAACAAGATCCGTTTGGTTACATATCTCAGTTGTCTTCCTATGTGTACGCAGCTAAAGATGACCCACTTGTGACAAATAAGACACACGGTGCCTTCTTGGTTATTGACAAAGTTAATGGTCATATCTGCTTAGATACCTATGACTTCACTGATGAGCTAAAGACTAAGCCTCAAGAGATTGAAGACATAAAGAAGATGTCAGCCAACAAAGTTCCACCAGAGCGTCAGTTCAAAGATGAACCAATGAGCAAGACATCTCCTAATAAAAAACTAAGGATGGAGTGTTCATACTGCGAGTTTAAGAAACCATGTTGGCCTGGTCTGAAGAAGTTTATATATTCTCATGGACCAGTCTACTTGACTGACGTTAAGAAACCTTTAAAGGTTGAAGAAGTGGAGAACTTCTGATGGCAATCAAAACGAGGTTTAGGGGGATACAAGCAGGTTATCGATCAGGTCTTGAAGAAAAAACAGCAGATTATCTTAAAAACTTAGGTGTTTCTTTTACGTATGAGGAAGAAAAGATAAAGTGGCTAGATAGTAAAATCAGGACTTATACCCCAGACTTTGTACTAAGCAACGGTATCATAATAGAGACAAAGGGAAGATTTGTATCAACAGACAGAAGAAAACATAAGGAGATAAAGTCACAGTATCCTCTCAAGGATATACGCTTTGTGTTTAATAATTCAAGGGCTAAACTTTACAAAGGAGCTACTAGCTCTTATGCAGACTGGTGTACTAAGAATGGATTTCTATACGCTGATAAAGTTATACCCGAGGATTGGATCAAGGAACCTAACAAATGTTAATAAGTAATCACAGTAAAGAGCGCACTGCTATCGTATTATCGTGTGCACACGCAAACTCAACAGCTAGTAACGAAAGGTTTGATTGGCTAGGTGGTCTAATCTATGACTTAAAGCCAGACTATGTTGTTGACCTCGGGGATGGGGCTGACATGAAATCACTCAACTCCTACGATACTCGCAAGCCTGAGTCTATTGTCTCTCAAAACTATGAAGTAGACATTGACTCCTACAATGAGTCTCAAGACCTTCTACGTTATCGGTTTAAGAAACAAAGACGAAAGCGTCCAACTTGGTATGGCTTTGAAGGTAATCACGAGAATAGAATAAAGACAGCTATCTCACATGACCCTAGACTAGAAGGAGACAAGTATGGGATCTCATTCTCTCACCTCAATACTAAAAGATGGTTTGATGAATATCACGAGTACATTGATGGAGCACCAGCCATCTACAACTACGACGGTGTGGACTATGCTCACTATGTGGGCGCTGGTAACTTTGGCAGGGCCATTAGTGGTGTTCACCATGCTTACGCTCTCATACAAAAGCGGTATCGCTCTTGCAGTGTTGGTCACAGTCATAAACGTGATATGTACTTTAAAGATGACGTTGGTTCTGGTGGGGCTATTGGGGCAGTTGTCGGATGCTTCAAAGGAGATTCAGAGGCTTGGGCAGGACAGGCTAACAAAGAGTGGTGGAAAGGGGTTCTCATTAAGAGAAACATATGCGACGGTAGGTACGAACCTCAATGGGTATCGCTTGATACACTTAGACGGGAGTACGGATCCTGAGATCGAATCAAAACTTAGAGGTGACACCTAGTCACCTTTTTTCATCTTGACTTAAAGCACATAATGTGGTAAAACTGGAGTTTCCGATAATGGAGTATGAAGTATCAATTAGAGTAAAAGTAGACCCTGACTACTTCTACATGGAAGTCGATGCAGCTGATCGTCAGGCTACTATTGCCGATCAAGTTAAGAACATACTGTACGACATAGAAGACATTAAGATTAAAAACATAACAGCAGAGGAATTAGAATAATGATTAGCCAAGATGATATAGATGCCTTTGCGGATCAACAGCAAGACAAGACTGTAGAGAACCTAAACGAGTACCAAAGAAAAGCAGTAGGTTTTGCCGTGTACCCCTCTACTCACAAGATTTTGTACCCAACACTAGGCTTGTGTGGGGAAGCAGGAGAGGTAGCTGAGAAGGTTAAGAAGCAGATTAGGGACGGTGTTTTTAACAGACACGATGTAGCAAAAGAACTAGGGGATGTTTTGTGGTACTTAGCAAACACAGCTAATGACCTTGGTTATACCCTTGAGGACATTGCTCAACTAAATATAGACAAGCTGACGGGACGTAGAGACCGCAACGTAATCAAAGGATCAGGAGATAACAGATGAAGACTAGGTGGGTCAACAATATATTTGTACGATTTATGCGATACTGTATTATGTGGTCAGAGCATAGGGCTGCAATCAAGACACTTAATAAACTAACAGATGCAGAGTTAAAAGATATTGGACTAACACGAGGCGACATTGATCGCATGGTTTGGCTAGAAGAAGATAAGAAAGAACGAGGTAATAACCTATGAGTAACTCACTACCAACAGACTACCAATCTTTTATTCATAAGTCACGGTATGCTAAGTACTACGAAGGTACTGGGCGCGAATCGTGGGATGACACTGTTGCACGTTTTTCAGCTAATATCATACGAGACATGGTTGATTCCGACACTAAGTACAAACTAGAACAGGCTATTATAGGTCTTGAGGTAATGCCTTCTATGCGCTCTCTTATGACTGCTGGCGCAGCTGCTGACCGAGACAATACATGCATGTACAACTGTAGCTACTTAGCCGTAGATGACCTTAAATCCTTCGATGAGGCTATGTTTATCTTGCTCTGTGGGACTGGGGTTGGCTTCTCCGTTGAGAGGCAATTCGTCAGTAAGCTCCCTGAGGTTCCCAAGTTGTTGTTCGACAGTGAGACTAATATCGTTGTTAAAGATAGTAAGGAGGGTTGGGCTAAGGCTCTTCGTCAATTGATTGCACTCCTGTATAGTGGTGAAATCCCTACTTGGGATGTATCTAAGGTTCGTCCAGCTGGCGCTCCACTCAAGACCTTTGGAGGACGTGCCTCAGGTCCAGCGCCTTTAGTCGATCTGTTTAACTTTACTATCCGTACCTTTAAGGAAGCACAAGGACGTAAACTAGAGTCTATTGAGTGTCACGACATTATGTGTAAGATAGGTGAGGTTGTTGTTGTAGGTGGTGTACGTCGATCAGCTATGATCTCTCTGTCTAATCTAAGTGATGACCGTATGCGTCATGCTAAGTCTGGTAAATGGTGGGATGATCCAGATTTAGGTATTGTACGTGAAGGTCAACGATCACTAGCAAACAATTCAGTGGCTTATGCTAATAAACCTGATGCAGTGTCTTTCATGCGTGAGTGGTTGGCACTGGTTGAGAGTGGTAGTGGTGAGAGAGGTATCTTTAACCGTGAGGCATCTAAGGCACAGGCAGCTAAAAATGGGCGACGTAATCCTGACTACGAGTTTGGAACCAACCCATGTTCTGAGATAATTTTACGCCCAAGTCAGTTTTGCAACTTAACGGAGTGTGTAGTACGCTCAACAGATACTCTTGAAACATTAGAGGAGAAAGTACGTCTAGCTACTATCTTAGGTACGATCCAGTCAACATACACTAAGTTTCCATACTTGCGTAAACAGTGGACAGATAATACAGCGGAAGAACGGTTACTTGGCGTTTCATTGACAGGTATTATGGACAATCCTCTGATGACTATGAGTAACAAAGGGTTAAGTAAGACACTTGCACATCTCAAGCAAGTTGCTGTTAATACTAATGCTGAGTGGTCAGAACGTTTAGAAATACCTGTGTCTACTGCTATAACTTGTGTTAAGCCAAGTGGGACGGTTTCTCAGCTTGTTGATTCCAGTAGTGGGATTCATGCACGACACTCTCGTTATTATATACGTACTGTACGTGGAGATAACAAAGATCCTCTGACACAGTTTATGCAAGATCAGGGTATACCTAACGAGCCTTGCGCTACAAAGCCTGACCAAACAACTGTGTTTAGTTTTCCACAGAAGGCTCCTGAAGGGGCTGTAGTTACAGCTGATATGACAGCCATAGAACAACTGGAGATGTGGCTTGCTTACCAACGTAATTGGTGCGAACATAAACCATCTGTGACAGTCAATGTCAAGAAAGATGAGTGGTTTGAAGTAGGTGCTTTCGTGTACAAGAACTTCGATGAGATGTCAGGCGTATCCTTTTTGCCGTATGATGACCACATCTATAAACAAGCTCCTTACCAAGAGTGCGGTAAGTCAGACTATGACATGCTACAATCGGTCATGCCTGAAAGAATTGACTGGTCTAAGGTATCTGAGTACGAGAATGAGGATAATACATCAGGTAGTCAAACACTGGCTTGCTCTGGTGATAGTTGTGAAATTGTAGATCTAGTATAACAAAGGAGACTAAAATGTTTACAGCGCTTGCAATTGTTTGTGCTCTTGGGGGTAACGGACCTTGTTTTTCAGTAACTAACCAGACTGTGTTTGCGTCTAGAGAGGAGTGTGAGAAAGATGCGTATGTTGCTTTGCTGTACGCTGAATCTAGGAACTTTACACTAAAACGTTTTGCTTGTTTTGAATGGGGAGTAGAGACTTGACCTACACTGTTATATCTAGAAATCAATGTAATTTCTGTGATACTGCCAAAGCTTTACTTAAAGGAAGTAACCAGACTTATGTAGAGTACAATATAGATTCGCCTAGTTCCAAGTGGGTTCTAAGCCTTATGAAGCAAGCCAGTCATAAGACTGTTCCTCAGATCTTTTCCTCTGATGGGAGCTACATAGGCGGTTGTGCAGAACTAAAGCAACTACTAGGTAGTATAGAAGGCCAAGTATAATGGACGACTTTCCTGATAAGCCAAGGAAGTCTAGACGAAAGACCAACTACAAGGGAGCAGCCTCGAATAAAACTTCGGGTCTGCTTCCCAGAACTAAGAAGCAGAAGGAATTAATAAATGCTCTTAAAGAAAGTAATCAAGTTTTTATCCTGGGTCCAGCGGGTACTGGTAAGACGTATGTTACGGCGACTTACGCTTCCGACCTCTACACGACGAAAAAGATCGATAAAATCGTCATCACAAGACCTCACGTTGCCGTAGGTAGAGAACTAGGTTTCTTGAAAGGAGACCTCAATGAAAAAACTATGCCTTGGGCTTTACCTGTCTTGGATGTTTTGGAAAAACACTTGGGCAAAGGAACAGTTGATACAGGTATTAAAAACGGTAACATTGAAATGGCTCCCCTTGCTCTTATGCGTGGGCGTAGTTTTAGCGATGCTTTCATAATCGTAGACGAAACTCAGAATATAACTACACACGAGTTAAAAATGCTCTTGACAAGAGTAGGAGAAAATAGTACTATTATTCTTAATGGAGATGTACAGCAATCTGACTTGAAAGAAGCTGATGGTTTAACTAAAGTTATACACTTAGCTAAGAAACATATGTTGCCTGTACCCATCATTGAGTTTGGAGTAGATGACATAATACGTAGTGACATAACAGCTATGTGGGTCAAAACATTTATAAAGGAAGGTATATAATGGCTAAATGGGGTGAAGTAAAAAAGGACGACTACTTTGGTGGACCTAAAGTTGTAGAAGATGATGTAGTAAATAAACCTGCACACTATGGCGATGGTAAAATAGAATGTATTGACTACATGAAAGACAACATGGATCACATTATGTTTATGGGATACCTAGAGGGTAACGCCAAGAAGTACTTACATAGATACAGATACAAAGGTAAACCTGTAGAAGACCTCAAGAAAGCACGATGGTACCTCGACAGGTTAATAACCGAAACGGAAGGACAAGATAACTAGTCTACTACTATGACAAAGCTCTTGACAAAGCTACCTAATTATGCTAGACTGATCTTAACTTTATCAGAGGGTAGAGAAGATGGCACCAAAGAAAACTAAAAAGCCTCCTGGTCCTACGTTGGAACAAGAGGCTAAAGAGTTCTTAACAAAGAAGGTAGTAAATAAACCACCTGCGGCAGTTCCTGATACTGACGCTTCCTGCAACAGGGAACTACTAGCAGCCTCTGCATTGTCTGGGCTGTTAGTACAAGGTGGATCAACACGGGCAGAAGAACTCGTGGAAGAGGCTTTTAGGTATGCAGACTTAATCCTCAAATATAAGTAACCCAACTAGCCCCTTTGTTTAATTACAGAGGGGTTTTTTATCTTTAATCAACAGATGCAGGATTGATATTAACTCGTTTATAATATTCAGTAAGATCTATCTGTCTTTCGACAAGACTAATTTCACCAGAGTTAAGGTCTCCTAATTCTTTATTTTCTATACCTAGATCTTCGATAGCTAGTCTAATTGTTTCAATTGAGTTCTTTGAAACCAAGTCGTACTGAGCACCTAAAGTATTCTGAGGCCCATTGTACCTCAAAAATAACAAAGTTTTTGCATCATCTTTAATCCTATCCACTCTTTCTTTCCAACGAATCATTTGATCATCACGGCTAAGCTGTCTAAATGCTTTATTTTTCATCTTTTTAGCTGCCCAGTCCTCTAGAGAAAGATACATAACCATATTGTACGCGTTTACAGCCCCTGGTATATACTCTCTTTTTTCTTTAGAAAGTTTTGAGTTTACAGCCCATTGATTAATTCCTAGTAAATTCATAAGTCGCTGTGTATCTGTTAGTCTAGGTGCTCTTGGTCCACCAAAACTTGTTGCACTCTGTTGGTCTATAGGACCACCAGCCCCACTTACCTTAGGTGGGGCAGACTCCCCCTTCAAAAAAGAAGCAGTAGTATCTATGTATCTAAATGAATCTCCTATAAACTTATTACCTTGAGCCACATCTTTTGGTCTTTGATCGACATTTAGTGCAACTCCAAGTGCAGTGTCAACAGGCTGTAGAGGCCTTAAAAAACCACTGATACCTTGAGCTACAATATCAGAAGCAATGTCTACACCTTGTATACCTGCTTCTTTTAGCTCACCAGCTAGTATAGCAGCCCCAAACTCAGCAAAGCCTTCACCTGTCTTAGTTAAATTTCTTGTTAAACCACCGCCTCCAAAGTCCTTACCTACTTGTTTTATTATGTCTGGTGGTACTTCCTCTCCCGCCATATTGTATGAGATAATACGTGAAGCAGCCTTAAACAAAGAAAGAGGGTAGTCGTACTGCTGTGATACAACTTCTCCATTTATTACTTCTTCATACAGACCTAATCCTTGTCTGCGGTTCTCGTCTTCATCTTGCGCCATGCCGTATACTAAACCAGCCACCACAGCGCCACGAGCATTTAATTCAAGATAAGACTTGTTACTAGCTTCTTTTGAGTATTTACCAGAAGCTTTAGCAGCTATGTTAAGAAGTGGAGTATTCTTAACTCCAAAGTCAATAGTGTTATTAAAGAACTTACCAAAAGGAACCATAAAGCCTAAGCCAGGTATACCCCTCATATCTTCAATAAAACCAGCTATTTGACCTAATGTATCACTGTTGTTTTTGTATGACTTAGAGAATATGTTTTCGTTGGTACGCATTACAGCCATTAGTTCTAATTCTTTATAGTCTTTTGTAGCCATATACTTTTTAACATCAGGATCTGTATAAAATTCATTCCATCCCTTTTTAAATTTAAGACGTAGCATTTTATTCATTTGACTTACGTATTCTTGAGACTTAGTTAGACTGTCTTGAAAATGAACACCAGATGCATGTTGCATACCGTTTATAATTGTATCTAACTTATTCTGAACTACTCCACCTTTACCGCCTACAGATACCATCTGGTCTACAGTTGTAGCTACATCGATACCACCAGCTAGTGTCCTGTCGAGTGTTTTTAGGCCCCCTGTGCTCCTTAGGATAGCACTCTTGTAGGCAGCGTAGGTCATGTCAGGGTCTAAAGCAAACTTAATTCTGTCTTTAGTACCCAACATTAAGTGTTTAGCTGCCTCAAGCTCTGCACCGCCTTTATCCCCTACCCTTAGAACTGATTTTAAAGTCCCAGCTGAAGCTTTGTACAGAGCCATAGTTAGGTCTGTTGACGCGTCTAAACCAGCAGCACTGGTATACCCTACTAGATTGAGAAGCGTAGTTGAAGGATGTGACACTAAGCTACGTATAAATTTATTTTGTATCTCAGACATATTAGAAATAAAAGGACCACTAAACTTCTTTTTATCGCCAAATGGCACTAAGTTATGACCCAGAGCTTCTGACATTACATCACTCAAAGTTAGATCTTTAATATCTATTTCTAGATTTTTAGATGCTTGAGCTACACTATTCATTTCACGAGCTGATTTGTTTATAGTTTTAGCAAAAGCTTCACTGAACTGTTCAGGGCTTAACAACTGCGTTTTGGGAGATTTACTTTTAGAAGCTTTAGGGTTAAGAGCCTTAACAATAGAGTTTATATCTTCTTGATCAAATTTATCTTTTATAAAATCAGCAATAAAGTTTGAGATAGTGTCTTCATCATTTTCTTTTGTGAAGAAGTATCCACCCTCTTGCATGATTTGTGCTAGACCTTTAAGGGCTGGTGTTGCCTTAACACCCTCCTTAGCCTCTTGAGCTGATCTTCCTAATATTAAATCAATAAAGAAATCACCGTCTTCTGGGCCAAGTATCTTACCTTTTTTAACCTTTTCGAGCCACGGTATACCTTTTTCTGGGGTAGAAGAAGCCCACTCACTTAATGACTTCTTTAACTCACTAGATATTTCTTTTGGTGTAGACTGCTTAACTACCTCAGTGATTAGGGCTGTGTCAGTAAATCCACGTTTAGCTACAATACCTGCCTGAATACCACCCATAGCCATAGATGTTAAGGCAGCAAGCCCCACAGCACTCTTGTTAATCTCACTTTGAACATTAGTTTCAAGCAAACTTCTTTGGTAGAGGAACTCAGTACCAGAACTTGCAGCGGCGTCTATAACAGTTGCCGTGCTAATCTCTTTGATACCTTGCTTACTAAGTACACGAGTAAGTGCTTTCTCACTAGCCATCTTTGCAGCAAACTCAGAGATTTCAGCAGCACCCTCAACAGCAAGAGTCTTAGATGCTTTTTTCATAATTTTATTAGATGTTTTCTTAGCTGTCTCTTTAGTAGCACCAGCTAGTAGCTGTCTAGAAGCTTCACGTTTTGCTACATCAGCCGCTGTCTTTGTAGCAGCGCGAATAGCTGTACCACCAACAGCCTTGCCTATAATACCACCAGCAAGGTTTATTGGGTCCACAATAACACTGAAGGCATAGTCACCCATAGCTCTACCAAACTCAGACCAAGTTACACCTTCTCCAGTTATATTTTCCATACCCTCAAAGATTGCATAGGCTTTACCTGCTTTAAGAAGACGATCAGGATCTTCTTTGGCATCCATGAGGTAGTCTACTTCTCCTATAGCTTTAATGGAATTTCCTGAGGCGTTACCTCTCCGATTATCCAAAAATAACTCAACTACTTCAGCATTAGTCTTGTTTTCAACAGCTTGAAGGCCGTATCTATCTTCTATATAGTCACGTACAGGCTCAAATAGCTCTGGTCTAGCAACTATATCATCCTCAGAGTAAGTACCTTTTTCAACTCCAGTGGGTAGACCAACCAAAGCACCACTGTTAGTACTTTCCTCTAACCTGTAGCCATCTTCTGGTAAGCTGGATTGAAGCACATCTTCTGGTTCTTCTAACCTGTAACCATCTTCTGGTAGACTGCTATCGACTGACTCTTCTTCTGGTTCTTCTAATCTGTAGCCATCTTCTGGTAGACTATATTCAGCCAATTCTTCAGTTACCTCAGGCTCAGGTAGTGCTTCAGGTTGTGCCTGATTAGAGGAAAAAGACAAAGTACTTACAGTGTCCTTTATAATGTCTTTTTCTTCGCCTCTTGATCCTCTTTCCCTATTTACATTAACAGGTTTAAAAGTCTCTGAAAAACTAACCATTTCTGATTGCCTCTACATTTTGTATAGCTCTATCTGTAAGCTCTTTCAGTACAGAAGTATCCATATTAGGATTAATCAGCTCTTTTACAGTGACTAGAGTTTGCTTGTAAGCTTCTAGTTCTTTATCGTTAGTAGGCATTTTTAGCCCAAACTCTGAAAACTGTTCCTGTGCTTGGTCTACTGGTCTCATTTCAGTATTCTCTTCCATTGGTTCTGTATCCATATCATCAGCAAGACCACCTTTACTAAATTTTACTGATCTCGTTTCAGTAGTATTTTCCCTGGGTGGTACAACAAACGGCTTGAAAACACCATTTTCAGATCGGTAATATACTTTAAGACCAGAATCTAAATTTGGTAGAGCATCCTCAAGTTCTTTTTTACTGTTATACACAAGACCATTTGTAACATTTGCATCATGTATTTTTTTTTGATTAACATCCAACACTTTAATTGTATTTTCTTCTGTAGAAGGTAAGAGAGCCTTAAGGTCTTTAACCAAAGGATTTACGTCTGCATTTTCGTCTATTATTTCAGAGGATTCTTTAGGAAAAGTTTTAATTATTTTTGCCATACCTTGAGACTGTACGGCACCTTCTGGGTTTTCCAGCATAAGAAGTGCATCTGCAGCATCCTTGGAGCCTTGTCCTGACTTCAAAGTAGCTAAATTTGTTAGTCGAGTTATAGTATTTTGAAACTGTGTTTTTTGCCTTGTATCAGATATTGGAGCACCAGTTTGAAGTAAAAGTACTTGGTCTGGTACATAACTGTAAGCCATAATAGTTGCCTTAGTTAAAGCAGTAATATCGTTAATAATGGTATCTCCTGAACCAACACTACTCATAAGTTCTTTAATATCGTTTATGTCAGAACCCTTAGTCTCACCTACTATTTTCATGTATTTAGGTACGTCTTCGAGAGCAACCACATTTCCTTTTTTTGCTTGTTCCTCTAAAAAAGAAATAATAGTCACCTGTGCTTGAGGGTCAGTCCTAGCAGACTTGTAGAAAAGATCTTCTTTAGATCCATCTTCTACGTTTAAACCCTTAATAATACCATTAAACTTAGCTTGAGTTGCTGTAATTACTGGTACGGTCATACTTTTTTTAAGATTATTGATTTTTTTAGGATTAGACTCAGGGCTAACGTCATTAGAAGAAATATTACCCGCTAATTCTCTAGCTAGCTGTGGTGGCAACGCTGCATAAAATGATGCTGTTGCTTGAAGTACTCGAAGATCATTTGTTTCTTTGTCTCTATTTTTGTTATACTCAAAAACCATGTCTCGGTAGGCATCTGCCTCTTCGTCCCTAGATCTTCTGTAAGCAGTTTCTTCTTCTGCTATTCTCTCCTTTTGCTTTGCCTCTACTCCTGCTGCAACACCCGCCCAAAAAGCCATCAGACCATACTCCCTTTACGTGACATTAGACCCTTTGGTTCTCTGTCTTCTTCTTCAGAAGGCATACTATCTTCAACCTCGTCTACATCATCCTCATCGTCAGATTCAATGTAGTCTTCACCAGTCCTAGCCTCTGCCTCTTCAATTAGTTTAGTAGCTTTCTTTACATTAATTTGGTATCGTATTTCTACACGGTTTTCTTCATCCTTCTCGTCTTCAATACCTTCGTCGTACTCAACTCCATTTCTGTCAGCAGTTGACTTGATAAACTCGTGTATGATTGGAGCTATGATAAGTGAGATATCAATGCTATGCCTACCCTCTAGTACAGCTGCTCTTAGAACGCCTTCAGTTACAGACACAATGTCAAGACCTAACTCTAAAGTATCTAACAAAGCTTCTTTGCGCTTAGCCTCAGATAAACGGCCCAAGTGAAATTCAGTAGCATCCTCAGGAGTATTCATCTGAGGTGGGTTTTCGTAAGGAGCATTCTTTGGCTCAGCCGTAAGGGATTGGCCTGGGATAATAGACATCTCTTAATCCTTCTTATTCTGTATTTCTTTTATATCTTGCTTCTCTTGCTGGTCTATGCTTTTGTTTAGGTCTTAAAAAATGATTAAGAATAGCAATACCAGCTCCACCCGATGTAGATGTTTTTTCTATTTTAGACATAGCCTCTTTTTCTGTAGTTTTTAATTCTAACTCAAGAAAGTCTAACTGAGTGTCTATATCACCAAGGCTAGCGTTTCTATCTTTAGCAAAAGATTCGTACTGTTTACGCCGAGTACCCGTAAGTTGATACAATCCAAAACCACCTCTAGATCCTTTTACTTCAGGGTTAGCTTCATTGATGTTAGGATCAAAACCTGACTCATCCTTAAAATTCATAACAAAGCCTTCAGCTACATGAGGTTCAAATCCACGCTCAATTAACTTTCCGTACAGTTGTTTTCCTTTGTCGGTGTAGCCACCCTTACGGTAAGAGTCAGATCTAGCTTTAGGACGAGGAGACTCCTCAGGGGCATATGGTCCCTCTTGATCTTGGATAGCTCTGAGGTACTCTTGCCCTTGGTAAAGTGAACTAGTGTCTGGTCTTATCTTTGGGCGCATAATACCACCAGTAGTGTCAGACCTTCTTTGTTCAGCCTTTGGTTGTGCAAACTGACTAGGTTGATCCTGAGGAGTAGGCGCTACTTCTTTTCTAGTCATAGGTCTTGGAGAAGTTTCAGGAGCATACTCTGAAGCCAGTATTTCACGTTGTTTTAGTAAGTTCTCTACGTAAGCACCTTTACCTGTTGCATTTGAAAACAATGTCATTGTGTATACCCTTACTATCCTATTATTTTTCCAATAAGGTATCCAATACCTTCTCTATTCTTTCTTCTTGTTTCTTGTGCTGACTCCCACTTAGCGAGTTCTACCTGTTTGTCTGCAAGAAAAACACTTAATGCTCTATCTGTTGCATTCTCTGATTGCCTAAATGCATAATCCATAATGTCACGTTCACGCTGCCATATCTGATCTAAACCACTTTGCGTAAAGGTGTTAGCAGTCATAGCTGCTTGCATATTTGACTGGTTTTGTGCGGCAGCATTAAGTGTAGACGTATTCTGTCGCCACTGTGCATTAGCTTGAGCAACAACTAAAGCATTTGTTGCGTTAAACTGATCACGCTGTATTTCCATTCCTGCATTAAACTTTTGTATATCATTATTTAAGTTAGCAAAGAACTGATTAGTTTGATTTTCACTAGCTGCATTAAACTGAGAAGCAGCATTTACAGCAGCTTGGTCTGTCAATAAAGCCTGTATGTTTTGTTGAGTTTTAAACATATCTGTTTGTTGCTGCAGGTCCATGTTCTTCATGTCCATTGAAAGAAAAGACTGAGCATTTGTAACAGCAGCTTGTTGGCGATTATTAAGGTTAGCCATGTCTACTTGAGACATAGCAGCAGCGTCTGCTAGTACCTTAGCATTAACTGCATTCATGTTATTAATGTCAACTGTCTGAGCCAAATTAGCATTCTCTAAAGCTATTTGTTGCTCAGCTGTGAAATTTATATTAGCTACATCAGATATCTTAGCAGCATTAGCTACTCTAGTCTGAAATTCCTGAGTAAACTGCATACCCAAGAAGTTGGCTCTCTGTTCTGCAGCAAACATAGCCGTCTGTTGACGGTTGGATAAGTTTTGAGATTCAAACTTAGAAAAGGTTTCTGCGTCCGTCATTGCAATAGGAAGAGCAGACTCCATAGCAGCTTGTACAACAGCTTGACCAGCCATACTAGAAGCACCTAGACCTCTAGCCGATAAAGCTTCAGTTGCTTTCCTAAGGGCTCCTGCGGCCCAAGCTGGGGGCTCTTCATCTTCAAAGTCTTCCATAAGACCTTCGAGTTGACCCTTAACTGTAGCTTGCTTAGAGGGATCAGCTTGTGCAGCTTGAATATCTAGAGCTTCATCTACAGCCGCCATATCAACAGCTGACCCTGATATAAGTTCTCCAGATTCTATCTTACGTTTTGCAGCAGGTTTAACTACTTGAGCTTCTTCAATTTGATCAACATCTAGATCAAGCCTAGCAAGTTTAGTTGGGTCAGTACCTGCAGCCTTTACTTTAGCGTCATCCGAGACTGTACCTGTAGCCGCTGTTAACTTATCAGTTTCTTTAGCTACATCAGCTGAAACTGTACTAGCTGTTGCTTTAGCTGCGTCTTTTGAGTCTGCAGCAGACACTACAGGTGCATCACCCGTAAGGGTTCCCGTGCCTTCTTTTATAAGGCCAGTGTTAGCATCTATTTTAGCTACTTCAGACTTGTAGACAAGTGACGATGGATCTTCTATTGCTTTCTTCTGGGCTATGTAGGAAGCATCCCGAATTACCTTAGCTCTCGCAGCGTTTTCTTTATCTCGTTCTTTCTGGGCCTTCCTAGCTTCTTCTTCCTCTTTCTCTATTCTTTTCTTTTCTGCTTCTTCTTTAGCTTTTTTCTCTTCTTCTTTTCTTTTCTTCTCTGCTTCTTCTTTAGCAACCTGAGCTGCACCCTTTCTAGCTACAGCTCTTGCTCTTGCTGCAGCTGCCTCACGAGCTTTGTACTCAGGAGAGTTTTTATCAGTAGCCCATGCAGGTGCTTCTCCACCCTCACCCTCAAAGGTAATTAACCCAGAAGCCCTTGGGTGTAAGTAGCGCTGCAAAGAAAAAGGGTTATAAATCATCATAAAGTCCTTCTATGTACTCTATTTTATTGTAAACTTCTTTGAAAGTGGACCTCAGTGGTTTCAAAGAGTTCCTTTTAGTTTTATACTCTATTTGATTAGAGTAAATATAAAAGCAATAGTATGTATTAGTATAACTATAAGTTAATTATACAGGTATATACTATACTTGTCAATAGTTAATTTGGAGTTAAGGTACAAATACCTTAGGTGTGTGTCTTACTTTGCGTCTGCGATAGAAAAGTTTCCGTTCTGAATAAGATTGCGATTACCCAAAGCGGAGTCATCGTATACATTAGCTAACTCTGCTAAACCTCTTGCTTTAGTCATTAGCTATTTCCTTACTCTGGTGTTTCTTGTGCAGCGTCACGTTCTGCACGAGTTTGATAATCCTCACGGGCTGTTACAAGCGCCACAAAGTCAGCCTGATTGCTGGGAATAGGGTCTGTAAAACTGCCGTCATTCATCAGTTTGGTAGTCCATTCTTGCTGCATACGTTTCCAGCAATTGTTCTTTTTGCCGTCCATTGCAGCCTGTAGCCAATCATCAATGTTTAGCAGATCGTTATGCAAGATAGCTTGTTCAGTGTCAGTAAGCTCAACCGTTAGTGTTATTGTTGCCATTGTTTGTCTCCTTTAAGACAGGGTTATTTCGCCCATTGTTATGCCACTAGGTAGCCGCTGAAAGTGCTGGTGGATTGTTGTAAGTCTGTTTGTGCAGACCCACCCGCTTGGTAAATTTGGACATAGGCGGTATCTGCAGCATCCATATCAACCAAAAATGAACCAGTAAATGTAATATAATCTGGGTCCGTGGTAAAATTTGGAGAGTTAAGCCCTACTTCGTAAGAGCCATTTGAAGTCGTTATAAGTACCTGATAATAACTAGCAGCGGTATCTACTTGGTATAGTCTAATCTGTACATTAAACTGATATTTGCCTGTCACTGGAGTCGAGAATGTGTTAGACGCAAAATCAGAACCTTGGTCAAAGAACTCTCCTCCAAAAACTACAGTATGGTATGCATTAATAGCAAGATTGGTCTGAGCCCCTGTATTGTTAATTGCGCCAAAGGCTGGCTGGGACGGCTTTGTGACACGGCCTGACGAGTCGATGCGCATACGCTCCGCAGCAGCGGTTCTTACAAGTAAATGGTCATCGTTATGATCGTAAGAAAAACCACCCCTATATGCATCAGACCCAGTCGTCCCATCAGAGAAATATAAGTTGGTTCTTTGGTTTGACCCTGTGCTTGCGATTGTGATGCCAGTGTGACCCGAAGATGCGACAACTAGATTGTCTGCTTCTCCGTCATAGTCAGTAGGCGAAGTCGTCCCAATCCCAACATTTTCTGAACTATCTATTGTTATAGCGGTGGCATCTGCAGCACTGGAGTCTATTATATTTATCTGGTCTGCGGTATCTCTTGATCTACTCATTATTCAGCCTCCAATGCTGTTAGCCGTGTTTCGATAGAAGCTAGGCGTTGCTCCGTAGCTGCGCCAACAAAAGCTAACAACTCAGGATACCGAATACCCTTACGGTTACGCTCTGTTGCGCCATCTGGGGCTTCCTCGTCTGTGTCATACGTGTCTGTACGAGTGTATGCGTCCTTGGCTTCTACGGCCTCGCTAACAAGGCGTTGCTCTGTACGCTCTGCTTCAACTTCGTTACCGTCATCGTCAAGGATCGCTGGAATAACCACATCCTCGTACACTGCTTCAACTGCCTCAACCGCTGGAACCTCAGTCTGTGTTTCCCACCAAGTTGCACTAATGAAGAATGCATAGTCTCCAGCGTCTAGCCCTGCATCAGTCATCGCTTGCTCTACTTCTTGAGCAATGACACCAGTGTGTGTACGGGCTGCGTCACCTTTATCGGCTACACTGTCGTTCCACTTGAATGTTTTGTAGAGTGCGCTGATAGCTTTAGCGGCTGTCATCTCTGTATCTGTTAGTGATGCAATCTGCTGCTTTTCGTTTTGGTCAGATGTCTGGATTGTGCTGTTGGTGGCGTAGATGTCATCGAAGCGGTTTCCTGAATTACCTAAATCAATGGCATTGTCTCTTGTTGCACCCTGATTTGTAGGAATAACTGCATCAATATTAGCAGCGAATAATAATCCAGTATCTCCAGTAGAAAAGTAAGAGTTTGACCCTGCGTTCCCAATACTCCCCACAGTGGTGCTGTCTTTGCGGAGGTTAACTATTTCACCGTCTGTGCTATTTCGTCGGAATGTAGCAACATTAGCGCTTCTAGTTACAAGAATTTCTCCTGTGCCTCTTAGTATAACACCATTGGTAGAAAAGTCGTTACTCGTCTTACCCACCAGCAAGTTACCGCTGCTGTCGATGCGCACGCGTTCTGAGCTACCAGCATAAAGTGCTAGGGGGTTGGCTTTAGCATCAACGGCTGAAACGGCAGCATCTCCATAAAGAGATAATCTTGCAGTGCCGCTTGTGCTTAGTAGCGCTTGTACATAGCCAGCTTGGTCTATGTTTAATTTATGGTTAGCCGCTGGCGAAGTCGTCCCAATCCCAACATTGCCTGACGAGTCGATGCGCATACGTTCTGCGTTGTTTACTTGAAACCTCATGTAGTTGCTTGAATGGTCATATCCAATCTGACCAATGTTCGCATCATCGGTATCACCGAAGTTTAGGTAGCCAAACCCTGTCGTGGATTGCGTGTCTTGAAACCCAACCGCATCAACTGCACCTGAAGCCGTCACTGTACCAGTTACGTCAATACCTGTGGAGGTGGTGGCGAGTTTGATTGAATTGTCGTACCTTAAATCAACAGCGCCATTGTCATTAAACGACGCATAATATTCTGTCTGGGCTGGGTTCATTAAGTGAATTGCGCCTGATCCACATATAAAAAGATTTCCAGTTCCATTATCTATGATATTAGACGCACTTCCGTCATGGAACACTTCAAGGTCAGACCCAGCACCGAAGATGGCTTTATTGTTATCGCCGAATGTGACGTTGCCGCCAACTGTTAGGTCATCTACTGTAGTAGTGCCACTGAATGTCTGACTTGCTATCTCAAATGCAGTAAAGGAAATAGTCTCAAGAATATCACCGACTGCTGCACCACTAGCCAACACAACATCACTGCCGTTTGTAGCTGTGAAGTCTGCTGCTGCCAGTTTGACACCGTTAAGGTACACATCGATAAATCCAGGCGTATACCCACCAGTAGCAAAACTAGTTTGCCCAGCGGTAGCTGTAAAGGATTTTCTGTGTTGTGTAGCCTGTGGTACTGGCGTAGCACCAATATATCCTGCCATTGTTTTATCCTTCTAGGTTTGCAACTTCTTCTAAGTTTTCTAGAGAATTTACTAGCCGTGCAATAAAAGCATCACGCCCTACTGCAAGTTGATCTACATTAAACCTAGCATTGTCTAGTTTACGTCCGAGGTCATTTACATGATTAAGCATAATCTTTTGCTCATCAGTGAAGTCTTCAATGTTGTATTCTGTGTCATTAACTGTAATGAGGTTCTTTTCATTTTTACCCATAACAAGTTTCCTTCTGGTTAAGTTAAGTGTTTGCTGCGATTGCAGCGTTAGCGGCGGTCATGTCCTCTGTTGTCCAGTAGTCCTTTGCCACCATGAGTTGCAGATGCTCAACGTTACGAGCAACTGTGTCTGTCCAGTCAGCATCTTCCATGTCTTCTGGTTTGCCAGCGTTTAACAGTTCAACGGAGTGACCCATTGCGGTATAGTGCTGTGCGATTTCTTCTGCTGTTAGTTCCATAGTCTTATCCTTCTAGGGTTGCGATACGCGCTTCAAGAGCCGTAATAGTTGCCTGTTGTTCTTGGATTAACTTGAGCATTGGCGTAATCATCTTTGAATATGAAACACCTGCAAGTTCTTGCTCCCCGTCCACTTCATTGTAAAAGCAAAGATCAGGATTTACTGACTCAACCTCGTCTGCAATTAATCCATAATACAATTCACCCTCTGCCTGATCGGTGTAATTGTTATCAGCATCCTTTGTGCGATAGTTAAACGCTTTAGGTGAAAGACTAAGCAGCCAAGAAGCGTCAGTAAAATCAACAATGTTTGTCTTTGATTCACGGACGGATGAAAGGTATCCAACAGTGCCGTTACTATCGACATAAACATCACGACCAGCGACAGGGAAGCTGTAAAGAGTCGGGCAAGCTAGATATGAACCTGTGTGCCAAACCCTAGGATTACCAGCCCCATCCGACAGCACGATGTTGCCGCTTGAGGTGCGAATGTCCAAGCCGCCTTGGTTGCCGTTGTAGCGACCAATGATGGTGTTTTGTGTACCCGATGATACATAACGCCCGCAGTCATGGCCAAGGAACGTGTTTTGAGCGCCTGTAGTAGATTCTCCTGATTGGTTTCCTACAAAAGTGCCGCTGCCGCCTGTTGTATGAGAATACCCAGCAAACCTACCCATAAATACAGATTGCGTTCCTGTATTATTAGAAAACCCAGCTTGATACCCAACAGCGGTGTTGCTGCTTGCGGTGCTATTATATGTAAGAGCAGATTCTCCTAAAGCTACGTTAGCGCTTCCTGTTGAGTTTGATGATAGTGCATTCGCCCCAAACGCCGCATTGCTTGCTCCCGTCGTATTAGTTACAGCCGTGCGTCTACCAAAAAATGCGTTGCTTGCTCCTGTTGTAGTAGCAGTCCCCGCCTGATACCCCACAGCCGTGTTGTTGCTTGCGGTGGTGTTGGAGGCAAGTGCGCCTGTCCCAACAGCTATGTTATCACTCCCAGAAGTGTTGTTGAACAGAGCAGGTAAAATGGACCCATTAAACGAACCCACAGCCGTGTTGTTAGACCCTGTGTTAAGGTATAGTGCCGAATCCCCCACAGCTACGTTGCCTGTGCCAGTAGTATTAGAGAACAAAGCATTGTAACCCGCAGCAATATTATAGGATGCGGTGGTATTATTACCTAAAGCATTATACCCCACGGCAACAAGGCGAGTTCCTGTCGTGTTGTCATAAAGTGCCTGATACCCAACCGCTGTGTTGTTGCTTGCGGTGGTGTTAGACCACAGTGACTTCTTGCCTATAGCCGTATTAGATGCCCCTGTCGTATTAACTTTTAAACTTTCGGAGCCAATCGCTGTGTTATTATCTGCAGTAGTGTTTGCCGACAGTGCAGCATCACCTATAGCCGTAAGGGCAGCACCAGTTGTATTGGCGTCCAAAGAATACGCACCCATAGCCACGTTTTCAGTTCCTGTAGTATTGGCAAGCATAGCCTGAAACCCGACAGCCGTGTTTCGGGATGCGGTGGTGTTTTGCAGGGTAGACTGCCCTATAGCAACATTATAACTGCTTGTTGTGTTACTGTATAAAGCATTAAGTCCCAGTGCTGTATTGCTAGCACCAGTAGTGTTTAGCTGCATTGCTGCATGGCCTACAGCTACGTTTGATGCTCCTGTGGTATTTGTGTACAAGGCTTGATACCCAACCGCTACATTGTTATTTGCGGTGGTGTTGGATAAAAGTGCGTCATTACCCAAAGCTGTATTTTTTGATCCTGTAGTGTTTGCGCTAAATGCCGCCTGACCTATTGCTGTATTATTGCTGCCTGTCGTGTTTGCATCCGCAGTATACGACCCAAAGAATGCGTTCTTTGTGCCGGAAGTAAGAGCCGTGCCAGCGACCTGTCCAACTGCCGTGTTGTAGTTACCTGTAATAGATGTATTTAATGCAGCGTCACCCAACGCCACGTTGCCTGTACCATTGGGGTAATTACCGTCCAGCTTAATTGTGCCTCCGTCTACAACAAGACTATCACTAGTTATTGTACCGTCAACATCCGCTGCTGTAGTAGACAACACAACTGCTTTATTTCCGATGTAACCAGCCATTATGTTTGCTCCAGAACCGATGCGATAGCATCACAACTACTTGCTGTGTCTGATGTAACTACAATAGTATCTGTAGTTTCTAAGATAATCTTACCGTCTAAGACAGACAAACCACTACCTGAGGGTATTGGCGCTGACTTAACAATGTAAACACCAGCTACTTGAACGTCTACTAAGATTTGAGAGGCTGTTCTATTGGCTAAATTACACCCAATCATAACAGCTGTTGTTGAAGAAGGCACGGTATATACAGTTGTAGCAGACGTACCTACCGATGCGCTTGTATAGTTCTTAAAAGTATTAGCCATTTGTTAGTTCTCCTTACCCAAGGGCTATCGCCAGAGCAAGGGCGGTACCTGCTTGGTCTACGTCTAGATTAGTTCTTGCATTAGCCGCTGTTGACGCGCCAGTACCACCTAAGGCTACAGGCAAGTCACTTGTTGAAGTAATATCATCTAACTCTAGTGTCGTTGATGTACTCACATTTAAGGTTGTTACAGAAGCAGCTGCAGCTGTAGCACCGCCTATAACTACGTTGTCAGCTGTACCTCCATTAATATCTGCTGTTGTCAATACTGCAGAAGGTATTGTAACAACACCTGTTGAGTTAGCTATTGTAGCAGCCACTGTACCATCGTTTGCAGATATCGATGCAGTTTCAATATCAGTAGCATTAACTACATCATCTTTTAAAAGAACACTATCAATAGTTACACCAGACCCTGAGGTAGTCTCGTCAATAGTGTTTGTAGTAATCTTTTGACCACTAGCTACTGCAATGTCGTTAGATCCTGTAGTATTTCCATTAGCTAGTACTTCTGATAGTTCATTGTTAGAATCAATCTGACTATCTACATAAGCCTTAATAGACTGTTGTGTAGCTAGGCTAGTGTTACTATCTGAAGCCATGTTGTCTTCATCTAGAATACCTGTAACTGTCGTTGTACCAGCTATAGTCAAATTAGTATTAGCTGTTAAAGTAGTAGTTGTAGCTGCAGCTGCAGTAGATCCACCTACTACAACATTGTCAAGGGTACCACCGTCTATATCAGCTGTAGTAAAGGAAGCGGCTGCAGGAGTAGAAGCGCCGATAGTAACACCGTCAAGAGTACCACCATTAATATCTGCAGTAGTAAGAACAGCAGAAGCTACAGTCATAATACCTGTTGAGTCTGCAATAGTAGCCGAGGCAGTACCATCTTTAGCTTTTACATTTGTAACCTCAAGGTTAGTTGAGTCAACAGTAGTAGCATTCACAGTTGTAGCTGTTGCTGTTGTAAAAGTACCAGCAGCTGCAGATGAACCACCAATAACTATACCATCAACTGCACCGCCATTAAGATCTACAGTAGAAGCTGTTACTGTAGTAAAAGTACCAGCAGCTGGGGTAGAACCACCAATAACAGTGCCGTCTACCGTACCACCGTTAAGGTCTACTGTAGTGACTGTACCTAAGTCACTCCAAGTACCTGTGAGTGCTCCACCACCATTTGCATTAAGTGATGTAAAGGTACCAGCTGCAGCTGTAGAGCCACCAATAATAGTACCGTCTACAGTACCTCCATTAATGTCTACTGTAGTGACTGTACCTAGATTAGAGACAGTAGCTCCAGAAAAGTTAGCAGAGCTAGTAACAGTTAAAGCACCTACACTAGCTGCGTCTGTAGTAACTGTTCCATCAAAGTAAGCATCTTTAAACTCTAAAGAAGAAGTACCTAAGTCTATATCGTTAGTTGTTACAGGTACAATAGAACCATCTTGTATTCTAACCTGTTCTACAGCGCTAGAAGAAACATCGACAAAGAACTTAATTAAGTCATTAGTGGTATCAATTGTTATTTTATTAAGAGGTGTAACTAAACCAGCATCACCAATAAGACCAATAACAGGTCCTTCAGCAATTGTCCCATTGTGGGCATGTCCTGTCTCACGGTGAAAAGCATTTACTAGTTGGTCAAACTCATTAGAAGAGTCTGATGCTTGTATAACGTCACCATCTGTGTAGGTACTCTGGCGTGTGTAACTTGCCATGTTTCTCTCCCTAGCGTCTTGCCGCTGCTGTAAATTCTAATTGAAAGCCTTTTAGTGAGTAAGGAAAAGACACCCCATTGTCTACTACCCTTAAAGCTACTGAAAAACCTGATCCCTCAACAGGTTGTCTAATCAATGGATCCGATTGACCACCATAAGTAGATTGACCGTACAAACCACTTCCGTATAAAGCTACAACTTGACTTGAATCAAAAGGATAAGCGTCGGGTCTAGCTGAGTCAGGGCTTTCATAGTCATACCTTAGAAATAACTGTGAATTAAGAACCCCCTCGGGTGCATAGTTAATAATAACACGTTGAAAAGCTTTACGGATACCAGCATCTCCTGCTGTAATGTCTGTACTACGATAACGTCCAATAATTGTAGTTCCATCAAAGGTGTTGCCTTGTTGATCTTGGTACACGTACCCGTCGTAACCACCCATTATATTAAAGTAACTACCTTGAAATTCACCAGTATCACTAGAGTACATTTTCAAACCTTTAGTTGTAGCAAACTCATAGCCACTCGGTTTAAGACTGCAGATTACACCGTCAGTATATATATCTCTTTCAGCAGTACTACCAAATATAAGTCTATACTGAGTTTTATTAGGAATAACGTATGACTCAAACTCGTCAACATCTCCTCTATTTTTAAATAATTCTTGGATAGGGCTTGAAATAGAACTTAAATTAACGTCACCAATCTTTTCTGTACCAGCAATAGTACGAAGACCATCAGGCCCTAAGAATATAACATCACCAGCAAATTCTTTAATAGTCCATCCATTCCTACAGCCAATTTCTCTTGTAATTGGGGTAAGTTGAAAGTCTGATTGAGAACTACCTGTCAAACGATAAATTCTATTAGCTGAGAAAATGTAAAGGTTATCCCTAAAAACTATCATCCCAGTTACAGGCGCATCAATTGCAAAACTACCTGCTCCATTTGCTAAACTAAAATTGTTTATAGTTAAAGGTGCTGTAAAAACAATTTCTTCTGGATTACTTGACATTCCTGCATAAAACCCAGTGTTTTTAAATACAGCAATAAATTTAGGATCAGCTGGAGCATTTGTACCATTAATATCTGTTATCGAAGATCCATTCCAGTACGAAGCATGGTTAGTTCCATCCGCAAAAGCAAGTAAGTCTTCACCTGTGTAGTCAAACCTAGTGTGCGTGTACTTTTTTGCATTTGTTCTACCAGAATCAATAGAAGTCCATGTTTGTTGAATTGAAAGATTATCAACATGCGAAGCAGCTGAAGTACTGTTAGCACCCCTAGTGCAACCTGTAAATGTAGTTGTCGTTAAACCTGTATATGTTATTTGCTCAGTACCTACAAGAAGTGTACCAGTCGTTGAAAAACCAGTAGTACTATCAACCGTTAATGTAGTAACACTTGCATTAATAGCTCCATCTAAACTATTAGTCTGAGCTGAAGATCTATAGATAGCTGAACCACGAGCACCTATTACTTCTCCTGAGTAGAAAGCACACATAAGAATAGGTTCATCATCATCTGACGCTGTAAATGGAATCTTTTGAGAAGTCCATTTAGTGTACCCATCTATTCTTCTGTAGCCACCTGAAGTATCTGGCTCAAAGTTTTGTAACTCAAGGGCAGCACCAGGTGGTACCTCAAAGTTAGACTTATCTAAAATTAAGCCACCTTGTAATGGGAATATAAAAGGAGAAAGACCAGTTGTATCAGCCATATTGCTTTTTCTCTTTTAAGAAACTGAAGGAAATACAGATGTACTTACACCTGGGCCAGAAAGTACAGTTGAACGTATGTACTTAAAACGATTAACAAGATTAGTTTGCATCTGTGTAATACCGCTATTAAATCTAGACCAGTTTGCTTGATATTGCTCTAGCTCACCTCTATACTGGTAAGCATAAGATGTAGCACCATCTGCAATAACTGGACGGTATAGCTCAGGTATGTCAGGTACATCTGATGCTTCTGACAGAGCTACTGTTGAAGCGTAATACTCAAACTTTAATGTATAAGCTTTATCTGGGTAAGGGTATAAAAGATAGTTATTA